TATATATATTTATATATACATAACCAACCAATAATAATTTATTAAACTATATACAATAACCATTATATTTATTAATATATAGCTTTGATAATAACCCATATAATATAATCAATAAATCTACTGTACAAATCTGATAGATAGGTGTATAATAGACACATCTTAATTATTCACAAGATATTCAATGAATACACACATCAAAACGGCTAATTCAGCCGAGTAAATTCCAAAAAATTTTAAAAAATAAAAAAGTTAGGAGTTAGAAATGCAGGGCAATGAATACCAAAAATTGGCTATGCGTACTAACGATAAAAAGGCATATCGTAGATTATATATTGAATTAACTGGCAAGCTTCCACTTAGCCCTTTAACAGAAAACAATGCTAAGTGTAGCAACATAAATGACATAGCAGGACTTCTTAATGGTGTCTTAGGCTTAACTGGTGAAGCTGGCGAAGTATCAGACCTTGTTAAAAAAGGCATATTCCACGAAAAAGGAATAGACTTAGAGCATCTTAAGAAAGAGTGCGGCGATGTAATGTGGTACGTTGCTATGATTTGCGAAGCTTGCGGATTCGGTCTTGATGATGTAATGCAGACAAACATAGATAAGCTTATAGCACGTTATCCGGATGGCTTTGATTCTTACAGAGCTAATCACAGACAGGCAGGTGATAAATAATGGGTAATCAGGATAAGCACTGTTACCAGTGCAAACATAGACATAAGTTATATTGTGAAAAGCCTTGTAATGCCTGTAATGGCAATCCAAATGTTGTAAAAGGCAAGGATAACTTCACAGAGCTTGAAACAGCAAATAAAAATGCAGTACTCTTTGAAACAAAAGAATAGCATATTGCCCCTTAGCCAAGTGGTCAAGGCACAGGATTTTGATTCCTGTATCGTGGGTTCAAATCCCACAGGGGTAGTTCAAGTGTTTAATTACACTTGTGCCTTTACAGGACTTATTGGTTTACTAGCATTAAGTCCTCCTTTCACCTCATAGCGAGAGCTGTTAAGGACTGTCAGATAGTCCGTGAGGTTTTGCGTATTATAAATACGCAAATAAAATTAAGTTATACCTATAGCGCAGCAGTTATCTGTATGGATAGACAGCGAGCGAAGCTACTTTCTTTGAGCCCAACTGCACGGGTAGAATGACATCCAAGCTTTGCCACGACCTGTTATAGGTGTCATAGCCTATACTGCTATTAAGACTAGCATTGTTTTTCAGTATCAACTATCCACCTTAATCGAAACATTTTCACAATGCTAGTCTTTTAAAACGATATGGAGAAGCGGCAACGATTGGCGGTGTTGCGGCAGACTGTAAATCTGTTCCCAAGTGGTAAACACTGGAGGTTCAATTCCTCTCTTCCCCCATTGGTGATATTGCCAGTACACTCCGAGGGCGTTTATTAGAGAAATGCAGACGCTAGTTAATATTCTAGATAAACCTAGCGTAGGGAACTGGATTGAGCCGCTTGCGACTGACTAAAAAATCCTTGGGTGGTGATAACCAAGTAAAAAACCACCGCTTGCCGATATGGGATAATGGTATTCCAGTAGCTTGCTAAGCTATCCAACAGAAATGTTGTGTAGGTTCGATTCCTGCTGTCGGCGTTCTCACATATAAGTGAAATGGAAATATAGTTGTTGGTTACCTGTATTATCCTAAAACCAACCCGTATGTGAGTTGATGTGTGGCGGAATGGGTAAACGCTAACCGGTGGTTAAGAGAAAGGTGTGCGACAAGGATTGCTAGAACAAGTCTGGTAAATAGCTGCAAGCAATCACACCTATAAATCCGTTAGAAAATAAAAATCCATTTATCCCTATTCGTAGGTGCAGACTAACTGACGGAATCTCATGTGTGGTTCAAATCCACACCACATCAAGCGGTCGGGTCATTCCCGAATAAGCAGGCGTTGCAGTATTCCCTGCTGAAATAATTAAAATGCTTGTGTTGGTTGATTTGCGAACAGGATGGCAGATAGCGTAATGAAGTGCCATAAATACTTTCCAACACAAGAAACTGCATAACGGATAGTAGTTCAGTTGGGAGTAACGCTTGATTTATTCAAGTAGTCACAGGTTCAAGTCCTGTCTATCCGATTACAACAAACTAGGCTAGCTACCGAAAAGCAGACCACGACTGCTTGTTTGTTGTTATATCTAAAATCGTGGAAATTATCATTCGTGGAGGTAAATAAAATGGCAAAGTTGATTAAACATCGTTCAATCGGAAAAATAAGAATGGAACTTGCGGATTATGTGCTGAATTGCACAGATGATGAATTGTACGAGCTTTGCGGTGCTGTTTCAGAGCTTGAAGGTGTAACATCTTGGTCTTGTGATGAATGCCAAAAACGATTTAAACCAGATTGTAGCTTTGATAGCGATGATTCAAGATGTAAGAAGCATTTCTTTGAGATGAATAAGCCGGAATAATATTGGTAAAATCAGTTGCCTAGTGATTGCAACACGAAAAGAGTAACCTACGAACTCCTGACAACTGTTTTTATATAAATCGTAGGGTTATCTATCGTAGGAGGTAATTTATGACAGACATAAAAATTAAAAAAGCAGTAATTAGAGAAGATTTATTATCAATAACAAACGATTATAGAAAAGCAATCATTCTTAATCAGTTTATCTATTGGTCTGAAAGAGTTTCAGATGCCGATAAGTTTATCAAGAAAGAAAATGAGATTGCAAAGAGCAATGGAGAAGAGGAAAGAGAGCTTTTTTATGGTTGGATATATAAAACCGCCGAAGAATTAGCTGATGAGGTTATGTTAGGTTTATCTGCGAGCCAGATAAGAAGATATATTAGCGATTTGGTGAATATGGGTTATATCTCAAAACGAAATAACCCTAAATATAAGTGGGATAGAACATTGCAATATAGGGTAAATCTTGTAAATATTGCAAAAGACCTTAAAAAGAATGGCTATCCATTAAGCGATTATAAAATTGAAATTCCAGAAAATGAAAAAACCATTACGCACGAGTGCGTAATCAATAATGAGTCAATGGAAAATCAAACACAAGTCAGTGACGAAGCAATACCAGATAATACTAACATAGATTACTTAAACAGAGATTATAATTCAGAAATTACTAATAAGGATAATACATCAATTAACATTGATGGAGAGGTACATACATCGTTTTCAGAGAAACCGACGGCAAGAGCTGCCACAAGAGATGAAATGTTGCTTAAAGAAAAAGATATGATTGATAGGTTCAATAACATCTGTGACAACGACATAGATAATTCAGCTATATGTGATTGCGTTAAAGACGGATTTAAGATGTATATGCAGTTATATGAAATCTATTTCCATAAAGTACACCCAATACTTACAGATAAAACATTAAAGAATGTATGTTTTGTGCTATCAACTATCACAGATACAGAACACGGACATTTCGACGCTGACACTATATACGAAACAGACGATAACGGATTTACAGTTTTACAGAGAATGATTAACGACCATTTCATCAGAGAACATAGAGAAAGCACTAACTACTCAATAACACATTTTGCCAATGCTGAATATCTTGGCAAGCTGGCAAATAGATTTATAGAAATGTAAAGGAGTGATGTTTATGAAAAAGGAAATAGTGGAAGCAATACTAACAACAATAAATCTCACATTGATTTACTTAATAAATAATATGGCTGGTTTGGCAGGCTTATTAGTTTTTGCATTTGGGGAATTACTAATGGCATTAACAATCTATAACAAATATAGATAGGAGTGATTATTATGGCTATGGGCGTACACCCACTAAACAAAGATAAGTTTTATGAAGCAATTAACCTGTACATATCGGGGCAGGTTTCACAGGTAAAAGCAGCAAAAGTAGCAGGTTGTAGCGTACCGACATTTAAGAAATACGCTAACAAGATTTACGGCGGTGAGGAATTGCCAGATAATTTATGGGGGAAGAACGATGATTGAGAGAATTGTTAATCGTTGGATAAGACGCAAGACAAAGAATCTGACAGAAATACCACTTTTTACAATGACATTTGATTATCGTAAATATAAGGCACAAGGCAAGAAAGATAGCTGTATGTTTTACGCACATCCAGATATTGCTAATGATGAATTTGTGAAAAGTAAATTACAGGAAGTTGTTGACTATATCAGAGATAACTATGATTTGGATATATTTACGAAGATTTGAGGTGCGATATGAAAGATTGCTCAATTTGCAAATATTGTGATGAAGATTTTGATTTTGATGAAGAAACAGGAGAAGAATATCCGGTTTATGAATGCCAAAAAGGGAATGATACATCACTTGACTGTGAGTGCAAGGATTTTAAGAAATACAAGCCACGAAAATATAAAGAGAAAAATACCGAATGCGATATATGTGAATACAGAGAAAAATGTGCAAAATATAGTTCTGGGATAGACTGTACAACTTGCGGAGATACAAAAACACATATTATTTATCCACAAGACAAATGTATTAAAAGGACAAAAGAACTAGGTGTTGAAATACCCAAAGATATCCAGAAAGCTACAGATTGTAATATTATGAAATGTTAAGTTACGGAGTGCTTGGCACGGCTCACACATGCGTGAATGAGAAAAGTAATTGCTATTTAGATTACCCAGTTATATGCCTTAAGGGGTGCGGATTTTATGAAAAAGACAAATCTATATATAGCATGAAGCACTTTGAAATAAATAACATATCTTTCGATGTTGGTTACGGAGAAAAATATGCTATTGATGTTACAAATGAACGATTAGAAATTGTTGGCATTCAGGTACTTGGTAGAAAACCTATAAGGATGGTCGAAAAGGATTATGTGAGAAATGGCATAATAATTAAGGCACTTGAATACATAACTTGCAATAACTGGAGAAAAAGACACGGATTGCCAATGCTAAAACACTATTCACACAAAACAGAATAGTCAATAACGAATTTTTATTTGATAAGTGAGGGTGGCTTATATGAAACATCAAAAAGAATGGTACGCTTGCGACAGGTGCGGTGCGGAAATTAGCTTCTCTGAAAGAAGCATTATATCAAGAAAAGTATATCGAATCGGTGGATTATTATGTAACAAAAATGCATATAAGAGTATTGATGACTTTGATTTATGCCCTAAGTGCAGAAAAGATTTTGAGAGGTTTATGAGGAATGAGTGATATATATGCGATACCGGTATATAGATACAAAAACAATGGACTCTGTTCAGCGTTTGAAGAAGCTAAGGAAAACGAAGATTTTGTAAGGCTTGCGGATTTTAATGCAACAGAGAAGAGACTAAAGAAACAGATAAGGGAATTATTGACAAAGATGGAGGCCTGTGAGGAATGAACAACATTGATAACCCTTCATCGGAGTATCAATCGCCATCTAAAGAAGCATTGAGAAATTTTGGTATAAATATTTCAAGAGAAGAAGTAGAAAAATATGCTTTGGAAAAGTTTGGCAGACTGCCACAAAGCCATATTGAAATGACTTCTGCTAGGGGTTCTAAAATAATTGAAGAAACAAGGAGAGTTATGAGGAATGATTAATGGGCTAATTATTATAACTACAACATTAGTGGCAATTCCAATTATTTATTATTTTGTTGATAGAATTGTCACAAATAAAAGAATAAAAGAAAATCAAATTGCTTGGGATAATTTCAGTAAAAATATGACATATGACGAGAAAATTGGATGCTATTTGAAATGGTGCAATGAACAGAGATGGCAAAAAGGGTGGCATGATTATTATTTTCCAAGACTTTAAGGAGCAAAGTTATGAAAATATCAGAAATGAATAACTGCATTGAGAAAATGCGGGAGTGTTACAAGTTTGATGATGATAAAACGGAAATACGGATTGGGGATATGATGAGTGGAAGTAACAGATATGTAACTGTCGGTGCAAGGGATGAAAACGGAACACAGATTGAAATGACAAGATATGCGGATGAACTGAACAAGGAGTGAGATTATGTTAATAGTCGCATTACAAGATGATGTAGATAACCTATATGCTATATGGAATACAGTTACGGACAGATTTTTGGGTGTTAATTTGGACAGAGACTTTGCAATGGACGCAATAATACAATATAAGCATTGTTCTATAGCAGAAGCTAATTCAAGACTAGACAACCCACAACCATTTTCTGACATTGCTAAGGCTATTTGCAATAGCAATATTAAAACTAAATTAAATGTACTACGCACAAGATGTCACGAAAACGCAAGAGATAGTTTTGATAAAGGTAATTATGGAATTTTGCATATAGTTACAGCAGATGAATTAAAATAAATAATTGCTGATTATCAGTGGAAAGGAATTATTATGAAGAAGAAAATTTTAGCAGTTGTATTGGGATTGACATTGTGTTTAGGAATGACCGGATGTACCGCACAATGGGAAAGAAGCGTAACTGATTTTAAGAGTAATATCAATGGTGGTATGCAGAGAACAATTACTGTATATACAGCAGATGGTAAAGAACTTGCAACATATGAAGGAAAGATTGATATTGATACAAATGATGGTGGATATGTCAAGTTTGATTTTAACGGCAAGAGATATATCTACTACAACTGCTTTGTAGAAAGCATTGCAGATATTGATTAAGTGATATTACCGGCTACAGATTGATTGTAGTCGCTACCCTTAGAAAGCTAAAGGCTGATAAAACATAGAAAAGGAGATAGAAGCTATGAAGAAGTTATTTGTGAGCGTGCCGATGGAAGGTAGAACAGAGGAAGAAATTAAGACAAGTATTCAGAAGATGAAGAAAATTGCAGAAGCTTACGAGAGAGAAGAACTGGAACTGATTGACAGTTATATTGAGGACAGCCCACCACAGAACAATAATCAGGCTGTATGGTATCTTGGAGAAAGCCTTAAGAAGTTAGCACAGGCAGATGTATTTATTGGAATTGAAGGAAGTTGGTGTTGGAATGGCTGCCACATTGAAAGAATAACTGCTGAAAAATATGGCATAAAAACATATACATGTCCAGCAGAACATGTAATTGATAATTATTTTTTATTGCTGGAGGAAAAAGGAATATATGCATGTGCAACTAGGAGAGATATTCCCATCTAACATTTAAAGTTAATTGCTGACCGAACAATAAATATTACCACCACATAAATGGTTTGTGGCGCTACCCTAAAACAGTTTTATAGGCAGAGGTCTATAAGCACCTTTGCTGAAAAGTGGAGGTGCTTTTCTTATGGCTAGTCAGAGCCTTATTTCTACAATCAATGGATATGAAAATTATATAGAGAAAAATGGAATAGATGAAAGTGTTATGGACGCATATATAGAAGCGTCAGAAGTGGCAATTAAGACCGAAAAAGATATCCAGTATGGATTGCAACTAACAAAACGCTGTAAAGAGATTATAGAGCGGTTTTGTGTGGAGCATAGCGGCGTTGGAATATGGGATTTAGAAAAATATGCTCAAGACAACGATGAAGAATATACTTTAATTGACAAATGGTATAAAACTCTTAAAACTGAAAGTTATTATGATTTTGAGAGTTTTATGTTTTATATGGAGCGGAAAAGACATTATAGCAAAAGGTTTTATTTTCCAAGACGACACACCCTTAAAATAGTTGTCAATGACTTGCAAGACCTTGAAAACAGAATAATTAAATTTTATGGATTATCAATGCCGTCAAGAGTTGGAAAGTCCACAATTTGTATATTCTTTCTTGCGTGGGTATCATTACGCAGACCTAATAGTCATTCAGCTATGGGCGGTCACTCTGGAATACTTGCAAAAGGCTTTTATAAAGAACTTATGAACTTATTTACTACAGAAGAGTATACATTTTCTGAATTGTTTTATTTTTGGAATCCAGAATACGCAAATAAACCACTTGTAACAGATAAAAGTGCTGATGAATTTACAATAACCCTTGGAAATCCAGACAGATTTGCGACAGTTACTTGTCGTGGTATTGATGGCACTTGGACCGGTGCGGTTGATGTATCGAAAGATGGATATTTATATGTGGACGATTTAGTAAGAGATAGAGAGCATTCATTATCGCCTATGCGAATGGAAAATACCTATCAAGAGTATCTAAACAAAATGGTTGACCGAAAAAATGATGGTGCAAGAGAATTGATGGTAGGTACATTATGGAATGTGCTTGACCCATTGGAACGAATGAGAAAGCAATATGAAAATAACCCACAATACAGATTTAGAAGAATACCGGCACTTGATGAAAACGATGAAAGTAACTTTGATTATGAAATAAACGGCTTTTCAACAGCATATTACAGAGATATGAGAGAAAAACTTGATAAGGCTGAATGGATGGCTAAGTTTATGCAAAAGCCTTATGTTCGTGAGGGATTGTTGTTTCCAGATAATGAATTGAGATTCTTTAATGGAGATTTTGACGAGGGATTAGAAAACAAAGAACGAAAAGTAATTGCGTTATGTGATCCGGCGTTTGGTGGAGCTGATAACTTATCAATGCCAATATGTGCGGACTTTGGTGGGAAACAAAGATACATTATAGACTGGGTGTACAAGAAAGGCACACAAGCGGTTACGGTTCCTTTAATTGTAGCAGCTATCAAAAAACACTATATAACAGAATTACATATTGAACAAAATGCTGGCGGAAAGCTGATGACAGATAGCATTAAAACTGAAATGAAAAAGCAAAATGTATATTTCTGTAGAATTATTCCATATTACGCAAATACAAAACTACCTAAAGAGGAAAAAATTAAAGGCTATTCTGACAGAGTAAAAGAGATATTCATTTTCCTCATCAGTAGACAATATCTTGCGATAGATGATAGACCAACGTACATAAGAACACAAATGTATCAAGATGCTATGGATGAGTTTACGATGTATACATCAGAGGGTAAAAATCCACACGATGATGCAAGCGATTCTATAACACAGCTTGCAATGGTAATAGATAAAAAAGCAACACAAACAGTAATTATGTCAAGTCCGATATAAGAGGAGGGTTTATATGACAACTAAGGATTATCTGAATCAGATAAGTTATTACAACAAGATAATTGATAATAAATTGATAGAAATAACACAGTATAAAGAATTATCATACAGCATTTCAGCGGTTGTTAATGAAGAAAGAGTTATGTCATCATCAGATCCAGACAAAACAGGCTGCGGATATGTCAGACTTGAACAAATGGAAGAAAGCCTTGACAAACTTATAGATAAATACATTGATGTAAAGAACAAAATAATAGAGCAGATAGAGCAGATAAACAATGAAGATTATTATACAGTATTGTTTCTAAGATATGTCAGAAAGTTTACATTTGAAAAAATTGCAAATGAAACAGGCTGGTGCTGGAGACAAGTACACAGAATACACGCTAAAGCACTACAAGCCTTTGAAGATAAATATGGGAGTGAATATCTGTAAAAGATGTCATAGAATGTCACATTGCCGGTGTGGTATAGTATATCTGTAAGAAGTCACAAAGATGTTTCTTTATAAACACATCCTTATCGGAAGCACCGTTGCTTAATTGCGGCGGTGCTTTTGTTATGCAATGAGGTAAAGATATGAATTTTTATATGAGTAAAGATAAATCAATTATGTGTCCGAATTGCCACAAATTCTTAACTAAAGCAGACAGCAAAGACCCAAGAACACATAAGTTAGCGTGTAAGCATTGCCACAAATGGGTATGGTATGTACCTAACGATGATGATAATTTTCAGATTAAGGAAATACCGGACAGTAGAAATTCAAGCGGTATGACATTTTATTAGAGGTGTAGATAATGCAGACAGGAAGAATTGCTATATATACAGATGTAAAAGAAATAACATCTGACAATATAATACCAACTTTGCGTGAAGCAATTTTGGAACATGATATTAATTCCAACAGAATACAGTTTCTTCTTGATTATGACGCAGGAATACAGCCGATAGTTAGGAAGAATGCCAAAACATACAGACCAGACATTGACTGTGAGTGTTGTGATAATGTGGCTAACGAGGTCACAGAGTTTAATTTAGGTTTTAAGTGGGGAAATCCTATAACGTTAGTTCAAAATGGCGACAATGAGGATTCTAACCTTACAAAAGCTATAGCAGAATTAAACAGTTGCTACGAATCACAGAATGCAAGGCAGAAGCAACAGGAACTTGCAAGATATGTTGAAATTGGTGGCGTTGGATATGTCCTCATTGATGTAAACACAGAATATGAGGATGGGGAAAGCTATTTCACATACGATGTTTTGGACCCAAGAACAACTTTTGTAGTAAGGTCAACAGCTTATAGTGATAAGAGGGTTATTCTTGCAGGCACTTATATCAAAGACAAATATAGCGGAACAAGGTATTACACTTGTTTTACTAAAGATATTAGATACGAAATTACAGATGGAATAAAAATTACTAACGGACCCAAAAAAGGAAAAGCGAAATGGGGATTTTTAAAGAGAAGCGGAGAAGAAAATCCATTGCATAAAATTCCTATCATTGAATACACAAGGTCATTTGACAGAATGGGCTGTTTTGAACGGCAAATATCTGAAATGGATAACTTAAACCTACTTATTTCAGATTTTACAAATGATGTTGAACAGAATACGCAGGCGGTATGGCATACGAATGATGTTGATTTCCCAGTTGAACAGGAAACAACAGTTGATAAAGATGGAACACCACACATCACTGAAAAAGTAAGAAAGCCAAAATCTGGAGAATGGATGCAGACCTACACATCAGCAGATGGCAAAACTCCAATAGTTGAGCCACTTGCAATTAATTACGATTACACGGGTATGCTTAGCAATATCCAATCAAGGCGACAGATAATCTTGCAGAAATGCAATGTACCACAACGAAATGATAATAGCGGTGGTAGTACAGGAGTTGCAATGTCAGACGCAACAGGTTGGTCACAGGCTGAAACAGCGGCGGCAAAACAGCAATTAATTACAGATGGCTGCAAAATGGAAGAGATAAAAGTTGTTCTTACAGCTATCAAGCTATCAAACAATGTTAACAGTAGCAATCCATTACTTAAATTAAGGGCAAGAGATGTAAAGCCTAACATTAAGCGACAAAAAACTTATGAAATGTCAACCAAGGTTAATGCTATGGCAACATTGATAAGCCACGGATTTAGCCTTAAAGATACAGTTGATGCAATTCCATTCTTTGATGACCCTAACGATGTTGTAGCGAGAAGCGGAAAGATGGTTAAGGCATATCAAGACAGTATAATCAACAAAGATACACAGAACCAAGCAGAGGGTGGAGATGGAGAACAGCCACCTAATAAAGACCGCACAATGCAAGACTTATCAGACCAGACAGAAAATAGTCCGGTTATAGATAAGAGCAGAACAGATAAATAATTGATATTGAGCCACAGGGTAGAAAATGCCTTGTGGCTTTTTATATGCCCTAGAGAAAGGGCAATACAAATATCGCAAGAAGTTGAGAGAACAACAAAAAACGCAGAAAGCAGAGGTAAAGAAATTATGGCAGATGTAACTAACACAACAACAGAACCAACAACTAATAATGAGCCACAGAACGAAGAACAGACACCTAGCGTAGAAGAACTTATGGCACAGCTTGCTAGTGAAAGAGCTGAAAAAGAGAAGTATAAGAACGCTTCCGATAAAGCCAGTTCAGAAGCAGCTAAGTACAAGAAAGAACTTCGTTCAAAGCAGACAGCAGAAGAACAGGAAGCGGAAGCAAAGGCAGAAGCTGAAAAATTGCAGGCTGAAAAGTTCGAGAACATGAGCAAAGAGCTTAATCATATGAAAGCTGTCAATGCTTATCAGAAAGTTATAGGCGATGGAAAGGATATTGATTCTTTGATTGAGGCGGTTGCAGACGCAGACCATAGCCTTATAGCAACTGTAATTGCCAATGAAGTGCAAAGACAGGTTAAAGAAGCTAAGGCAGAGTGGCTTAAATCAAGACCGGCTATTAATGCAGGCGGTGGAGAAGAAAGCACGATAACACAGGAACAGTTCAACAAGATGAATTACCACGAAAGAGTGGAGTTCAAAAATAAGAATCCAGAACTTTATAAGAAGTTCACAGAGTAGAAAACGGAGGTAAATAAACTATGCCACAGACTAAGTTAGCAAATTTAGTAGATCCACAGGTAATGGCTGATATGGTATCAGCTAAGTTGCCAAAGAAGATTAAGTTCTCACCTATTGCAAGAGTTGATACAACACTTGTAGGCAGACCAGGAAGCACAATCGTTGTGCCAAAGTATGCTTATATTGGTGACGCAGAAGATGTAGCAGAAGGTGTTGCTATGGGTACAACAGTACTTACAACATCTACAACAGAAGCAAAGGTTAAGAAAGCAGGTAAGGCAGTAGAACTTACAGACGAATCAGTGTTATCTGGTTATGGCGACCCACTTGGTACAGCTATCAATCAGATTGCTATGTCAATCGCTGCAAAGGTTGATAATGACAGCTATGACGCACTTTGCACAGCACCTATTGATTACGATGGAACAGCAGCACCTATCAGCTATTCAGCAGTTGTAGCAGCTAATAGCAAGTTTGATGATGAATCAGATTCATCACTTACAAAGATATTGTTCATCAATCCAGCGCAGGAAGCTACATTACTTAATGACGATGATTTCAAGAGCAATGACAAGTATCCACTTAATGTAATTATGAATGGAACTATCGGTTCTATTGCAGGAGCGCAGGTTGTTAAGTCAAAGAAAGTTAAGTTAGTTAAGTATGAGCTTGATGATTCAACAGGAACAATCAATGTTGTGGCTGATACAACAAACGAGGATGCAACGAATGTTCACCTTGACACAGCACTTGCACATACGCTTAAGCCAAAGGGTAAGGAAATTAAGGTAGGTAGCAAGTTAAAGGCTGTTGCAACAGAGTTCTACGCTTGTCCTATTGTTATCGTATCAGCAGAAGACCCTAACGAGGACACAGGCGCAGATGGTGTATCAGAGGAAGAGAACGCACTTACAATCTATATGAAGAGAAGCGTTGAGATTGAATCAGACAGAGATATTCTTGCAAAGACAACTGTTATCTCTGGCGATGAACACTATACAGCAGTCTTAAGCAACGATTCAAAGGTTGTTCTTGCTAAGTTCGGAAAGTAAGAGGTGTTTATATGTTATTAAGACGACATAAAATCAACGCCGCAAAGCAGAGCGAAGAAGTAACAGCAGATAATGTAAGACAGGAAGCTGTTTATGGAGATGAGCTTAAGTATGAGGAAGAACAGGATAAGTTTCCTGTTCAACCTACAAACGATTACACAAAGACAGCTATTAAGCGTATGCCAACAGCGGACTTACAGACACTTGCCTTAGAACAAGGCATCGAGAACGCAATGGAGCTTACAGGAGCAGAACTTAAAGAACTGTTAATTGAGAAATTAGGATTATAGGAGCTGAAATTATGGAATACACCACATTAGAACAGGCTAAAATCAGACTTAAACAATTTCATATTGATACAGTCACAAATGATGATGAAACAACATCTGATGTGGTGGTGTTCGATAACAAAGAAGATAATCCAATAATCGAACAACTTATTAAACAGGCTACAGAAGATGTAAAGGCAAAAAGGTGTTATCCCGACAGTTACACAGATGAAATGATAACCGCGGACTTGAAGAAATTTGAGAGTGTTATTGTTAATCTGGCTGTCTACGACCATTCACAAGCAGGTGAAGCATTTATGGCAAGCTACAATGAGAATGGTGTCAACAGAACTTGGAGAGATAGAGACAGCTTATTTGTTGGGGTATTTCCTTTTGCTAAGGTTTTATAGAAGATTGTGCGTTACCAATACGGTAGCAGGCGGCACACATTAAGGGTGGTGGGCGGTGTGCCATTATTAATTATGAAAGGCGGTATATCAATGCCAATAGCAGTAATTATAAGCATTATTTCAGTTGCTTTTTCCGTCTTTTTCGGACTGTTTACCTTAGGACTTAATCTTAAGAACAACAAAAAGTCTGACAATGCAGAACTTACGGAGCGTGTAAAGGAAAACACACGCATAAATATGAAACTCGACACAATATCAAGCAACACAACAGAGATAAAGAATGAAGTTACAGAAATGAGAAAAGAACTTAATTCTCACGATAACAGGATTATTAAGGTTGAGGAAAGTGTAAAGTCGGCACACCACCGAATAGACGGATTGGAAGCACGACTTAATGAAGATAAGGAGGTATAGCAGAATGGATATAACATCGGTAACAACAGTTGTAGCAATCGTTGTAATTACATATCTGATAGGCTTAGGAGCCAAAGCAATCCCACACATTAAAGATAATTACATTCCTATAATCGTAGGCGTTGCAGGCGGTGTCTTAGGTGTTGTAGGTATGTATGTAATACCGAACTTTCCGGCAAATGACATTCTTAATGCGATAGCAGTAGGAATTGTGTCCGGATTATCAAGCACAGGTGTTAATCAGATTTATAAGCAGGTAAAGAACAATGCTTGACATTAATAAGCAGGCTATGAAGTATTCACTTCAAGGGCAGACAGTAACAATCTACGAAAGAGATGATGACGGCAATATCCTTTATGAAGGATATACCGACACAGAGGGCAATTTTATTCCATATCTTGACGATGATGGAAACAAGATACCTAAAGTTCTTGAAGAAAAGACAGGCTTTTCAGAGCCAGTTGATTTCAAAGCTAATATATCGTTCAGCGGTGGAGAGGCACAGAGCAAGGAATATGGCTTTGATACCGCTGATTTTGACGCCATTTTGCTAACAGATAGGAATATGTTACCTATCCAAAAGGGCGACCTTATATGGCTTGATAGCAAGCCTACATACACATCTGACGGACTTGTTGATGAAACATCAGCAGACTTCACGATTGTAGGCATTAAGCCGGCGTTATATTCAACTAAGTATATGCTTAAAGCAACTGTAAAGTAGGTGTAATATGGCAAGACATACAATTAATGTATCACTATCGGAAAAGTCTATAAATAAGGCTATAGAGCAGCTGAAACGATACGAAAACAGTTTAAACCGAAAATGCAAATTACTTGTTGAGCGATTAGCGGAATTAGGCGACAAAGCGGCAATTATGAGTGTTAATGAAAGTCCATTAGGTAGGACAGTAACATTGAGAGTTGACAGAAAGCCTATTCAAGATGGCTACCAGGCTATTTTAATTGCTACCGGCAAAACTGTTGAGGTAGAAGATAGAGAGCCATTTTACACACTGTTAGCGATTGAATTTGGTGCTGGTATTTATTACAACAACGGCAACGAGAACCCAAAGGCTAATGATTTCGGCTTGGGTGTAGGAACATATCCAGGACAAATCCACGCATTCAGCGACGGTTGGTACTACTTAGGCAATGATAATCAATGGCACTACACGCACGGCGTTAAAGCCACAATGCCTATGTACAACGCTACAATAGAGATTATTAATCAGTATAAGCAGATAGCAAGAGAGGTGTTTAGTTAATGGCAAATGCAAACGATTGGGCGACAGACCTTGAAAATACAGTCACAGCACTTGTCAAGGCTAAAACCCTAACGCAACTAAAGAAAACATATCCAAAGATAGTTATAACTAATGAGGGGGAAAACAGCGGTCAAGCAGTATTCCCAACAGTATACATTCATTTACTGTCAGCAGTTGAACAAGGGCAAACACTTGACGGGCAGACAGTTAACGCATTGTTAGCGACATTTCAAGTAGATGTTACTACTAACACAAGCAAATCCGATTGTCGCAAGGTTACGGCAGTAATTACAGATACATTCAAGACAATGAGATTTCAAGGCACATCAATGCCAGAGTTCTCGATCAGTAACAAAGTACATAAGAGTACCGCTAGATTCAGAAGAACGATAGCGGCAAATGACAGATTATTGTAACAAAGAGCAGAAATGCTCTTATTTTTTTGCAAATTTTTAGGAGGTAGACAAAGCAATGGCAAGTACAAGTTATAAAGCTAGGGTTATCTACAAGGAGCATAGCGAAGATGGTTTTGCAGGCTCATATAAGTTAATGGTTGCGGCCAAGTCAATTTCAGCGCCAGTATCAGCACCTAACACAGTTGAAAGTACAACATTTGAAGATGACTCACAGACATTCTTAATGGGTATCAAAACATCTGACGCTAAGACTTACACAGGAAATCTTGAAAAGGCTTATTTACAGGACTTAATCAAAGCGGAGGGTAAGCAGTTAGATATTATTCAGTTATATGGCTCTGACGGATTAGGTGCGGTTGCTAAGTACGCATTTGTCGGACAGGTAACAGCAACACCTAATGATGTTTCTGGTACTGATTCGGTACTTGAAATGACAGTAACAGCAGTTCCTAACACTTCACCTATCGAATGCACAGACAAGCTTCAAGTTGTCGAAGGTGCTGGTGGCACATTCACAGTAACAAAGGTGGGGGAATGATAAGCCAATCGACTAAATCAAAGGCTGTGTCGATTGGTGGCACAAACGCCAAAACAGCCGACTACACATCATATCTTGATGATGTAACAGAATAATTATTTGAAAGGTAGGTGCGGTGTAAAATCCGCACCTTTCCCTATATGGACGATAGGGTGGGAAAGGGTAAAAATTATGATGAATATTAATGTAAACGAAAAAGAATACAAAGTTGAGTTTTCTTTTGGTGCGGCAGAGTACAAGGAAATAGTGCAGAAAATGTTCTCTGTCGTTAATGGTTCTTACTTACTTGCACAGACAGACAAAAGCGTTGCACAGGCTTCCTTTGATGGATTAGCAAATATGACAGCAGATGTGCCAGAGATTTGCATTTTAGCCATTTATGCAGGCTGTATTGACAATAACCCTGTAACTATGGATGAAGCAAAGGAACTCACTAGAGCATATATTACAGAAAAGAGAAAGACAGATAAGAGTTACGGATATAGAACATTGTTTGAAGAAATCAAGAAAGCGATGGAAGATGATGGTTTTTTCGAGCTGTCGGGAATAACAGCGATGTTAGAGGAAATGGCGAACAATGTGGAAGAAGCAACGCAGGAGCAGAAGAAGCCGACAGTAGTTCCACAGGACCACAAGAAAAAGCAGACTTCCACAAAATAATCTGGGAAGAATACTTTGTCTTAGCCAGTTCACTAGGTATTAGTTATTCAGACTTTCTTAAAATGACACCTACAAAATTATTACTATATGCAAAAGGCAAAAAGATTGATAGACAAAATCGAGACGCAGAAATGTATAACTGGTTTTTAGTTTACGCAATTCCAGCTATTTCTTGCGGTATAGGTGCAGCATTTAATAAAGATACTCACATTGAATATCCCAAACAGGCTATTTTATCAGAAAAAACAGAAGAAAGCAAAGAAGATACCTACGACAAAGAGTTACAGCTGATGTTACTCAATGAGCAAAAATGGGCGGCACAGACTGAAAAGAGAGGACTACCGCCAACAATCCTATAAAAGGGGGTTAAAGCGTGGAATTAGACAGTTTAGAAGTCAAAATTACCGGTACTGCCAAGAAAGCTGTTGATTCTGTTGATACACTAATAGAACATCTTACAAGGCTGTCAACATCACTTGCGACTGTAAATGGCTCATCACTAAACAGCCTTGCGAGCGGTGTTAGTCAGTTAGGTTCTGCTATGCAGAATATGAACGTAGGAACAGCAGATTTTACAAGACTTGCTAAGAACATCACAAAGATAGGTTCTGTTGATTCGGTTGCACTAACTAGCACAGCTACATCACTTCAAGCTGTCACAAAGGCAGTTGCAAGCATATCAGCTATTCCGCAAAATGCAACACAGGTCACAGAATTTGCAAAGTCACTTGGTAAGCTAGGCAGTAAGAGTATAGAAAACGCCGTTGTAAACATTCCAAAATTGGGCAATGCTTTAAATGGCTTAATGACAACGCTATCAAGAGCACCAACAGTAAGTCAAAATGTTATTCAAATGACTAACGCATTGGCTAATTTAGCAAGTCAAGGTAGCAAGGTGGGTACTTCTTCAAACTCACTTCAAAAGACGTTGTACGGCGTTTCTGCAAGTACTAGGACAGCAACCAAGAGCAGTTGGAACTTAGCAAGTGCAATAGGCAAGTTTTATGCCACTTATTTTATGGTAATTCGTGGCAGCAAAAAACTTATAGAAGCCATCAAATCAACAACAGATTACATTGAAGCGTTCAACTATCAAGCGGTTGCGTTTGGCAAAATTGGTTCAGAGTGGGATAAGGATTACGAAAAGTACGGCTACGATAACGCAACAGCATACGCAGAAAGTTTTAAAAGTAGAGTAAATGATACTCTTGGAAAGCTGTCTGGCTTAAAAGTTAATGTTCAAGGCGGATTGCTTGAAGAAAGTGGAACAAAGAACTTAGGACTTAACATACAAGAGATAACGCAGCACGCTTCACAATTAGCCTCTGTCACTAACTCACTAGGGCAGACAGGTGAAGCAACAACGGCAATAACAAAGTCAATGACAATGCTTGCAGGCGATATAAGCTCACTTTTCAATGTGGACTATTCAACAGTAGCACAGAACTTACAAAGCGGCTTAATCGGGCAATCAAGGGCATTGTACAAATATGGTATTGATATTACTAATGCTACACTAGCGACATATGCCTATAACTTAGGCATTTCTAAGTCTGTATCAGAAATGACACAGATGGAAAAGCAGCAGTTAAGAGTGTTAGCGATATTAGACCAAAGTAAAGTATCTTGGGGTGATTTAGCAAACACTATCAACAGCCCGTCAAATATGTTACGCCAGTTCAGCAACAATATGAAAGAGGTAGGAATGGTAGCAGGACAGCTATTTATCCCAATTCTTTCAAAGGTTATGCCAATTGTAAATGGCGTTACTATTGCAATCAAAAGATTATTAGTCAACCTCGCTTCTTTAATGGGCGTTAAGATTGATTTTGAGAGCTTCGGACAAAGTGGCTACAAAGATACGTCAGACGGCTTAGAAGATATTTCAGACGGCTACCAAGATGTGGCTGATTCAGCTAAGAAAGCTACATTATCCCTTATGGGATTTGATGAAATAAATAAATTACAGGACGATACAAGCTCAAGCAAAGGCTCAAGCGGTAGCGGCGGTAGCACTATTGATTTGACAGATGATATCGCTAAGGCGGCGGCTGATTATGAAGCGGCGTGGAATAAAGCATTTGCCAATATGGAAAATTCAGCGGTTGCTTGGGCTGATAGAATTGAGAAAATTCTTGACCCAATCACAAAACCCCTTAAGAAGTTTGCTATGGACGTAAAATTAGGAGACTGGTTTGAGGCAGGGCAAGATATTAATGAATTTGTTACGGCTGTTTTTAATACAATCGAAAAAATTATTGATAAGGTTGACTGGGAGAAATTAGGCGAAAATATTGGAGATTTTCTTGCAGGACTTGATTGGGTAGATATCTTATTTAAAGCGCTTAAGCTAAAACTTAAGATATGGGAAGCTATAGCAAAGGTTATTAAGGAAAGTTTCAAAAAAGCACCGCTTGAAACAGCTATAATAGCAGGTTTTGCACTTCTTAATTATACAAGAATCGGTAAATTTATCGGCGGTCAAATTGCGAAGAAAATCACTATAGATACAGCTAAGACAGTTATAACAACAGGCGGATTAAAGAGTGCATGGGAAACAATAGTAATCAAATCTATGTACGCACTTGACACATTATCAGCTTCAACAGTGATTCCTGTTGGCATTGTTGCTAGTATCTATATCGCTTCAACAATTTTTGCTGCAAAGGGAATAAAAAAATACTTAGGAAACGATAGCAAGCTACATAAATGGTTCGAAACGGAAGTACTTGGAATTGACGAAAAAGGTTATGTAACAACAGTTACAGCGGATTGCACAAGGGCAGAAGAAGGAGTATCTAAGCTGAAATCGCAGATTGACGGGCTTAAGGATACTGTAATCAATATTGATGTAAACGATAAAAGCAGTATTGATAAGGCAAACGAAACACTTGTAGATACTATCAATCAGAAAAACATTGCTAATAAGCAATTCCAACAGGTCTCTAAAGATTATAAGAAGATACAGAGTACGCTTGAGAAGTACATTACCAAATTGTACAAAGGTAGCGTAGATGAATTTTATGATTTTTACGGACAGACAAATGATCTGTCTGACATGTCGCAGCTATATGAAGTGCTTACAACAATTGGTTCAGGAAACAGCAAAGTACTTAATCAGATGTATGACGAACTTGGAACGCATAATGTTAGCGACATTAAAAAGGTTCAAAGTTCTTATAATTCACTTAAAGATGAAATTGACGATTGCAATAAAACCATTGCACAGTTAAGTCCTACAATAGATGAAAGTATATCAGCCTACGAAGAGCTTAACGATACGACTTATGAATATACCACATCTGCTACGCAGCATTATCATGACATGGTAGTTGGTTCAAAAGCTGCAATAAGTGAATTGACAATGGCAGCAAGTGACGGAGCAAATGCGTTTTCTAATAGCTATAGAGAAGCATTTGACAAGACAAAACTTGATGGAACTAACACTTTTACATCGGTAGAGGAAACTGTCAAGGCACTTTCACAGTCAGCCGGTATAAATGGCGGTAATCAATTATACACAATGTTTGATGATAGAATTGCGAACATACCAGAAGCAACAAGACGTGCATTTTCCAACATTGTAGGGCAAATAAACGCCGGCAATATCGGATATGACGAAGGAGAATCTCTTGCAGAGAATATTATGTCTGGCTTTAACGCTAGTGCATGGCGCTTTACTGATTCAGTTCAAGCAACTTTAAGGGAAGCATTTTCGATTGATGTTGATATCAATGCAGATATTGACCCTAGTAAAATGACACCAAGTGAAATAAACAGAGGTGGAGCAATTAATTTCGGCAAGATAAAGATTGCACCTAAATATGCAGTGGGCGGATTCCCAGAAGATGGATTCTTCTATGCAAATCATAATGAGCTTGTCGGTAAATTCAGTAATGGTAAGACAGCAGTTGCAAACAACGAGCAGATAACAGACGGCATTAAGCAAGCTGTTATTGAGGGCATGTCAGAAGTATTTGCTAATGCAAATATAGGTCAGCAGAACGGAAACATTGTTGTGCAGATTGACGGACAGGAAGTGTTTAGAACAACACAGAGATATGCCAATCAGTACACAGCTATGACAGGACAGCCAGCATTTAATATTTAATAAATAAAAAGGGGCTGTCAGCCCGACAACTGACAGCCAAAAGTTACAATACCGCTTAAACAAGCAGTACATATATTATATAACACTAATTGAATTAATGCAATAGAAATATTAAGGAGTGTATCAGAAATGGTGCATTCCTTTTTTAATGCCTTGAAAGGGGTGGTTTGATTGATTGACGCAGTTGTGATTGAGGGAGTTAGGTTCCCGGTGGCATATAACGGCTACACATACAGTAGGAATAAGATATGGTCTAAGAATACAGGAAGAAATGATTATGGAGAAATGGTTGGCACGATTGTAGCACTCAAAGACAAGATTGAACTGCAATTACCGCCGCTAACAGGCGAACAGGCACTATTACTTGATAATGTGGTAAGCGACATAGACAACCCATTCCCTACAGCACAAGTCCTATTTTTAGGCGGTACACAAAAGGAAATGACAATCTATACAGGAGATGTGACATATCCATACCTCACAAGAGCAAAGAATGAGGACGGATTAATAGTCGGAGCAAAATTAAGCTTAATTCAAAAATAAAGGAGAGTTCCACATGAAACTTAAAACAAGTGAGCTAATAGACAGATTTCAGAGTTTGAGCAACATATCACATGACAAGACCACAGGCAGAATTGCTATGGCTGTTATGTGCAATATTAAGGCGTTGGAAGAACTGTATAAGGCAACGCTACAGACCATAGAAGATACTAAGGTTAAGTATGCAGATAAGGACGACAGCGGTAATCCAGTTATCAACGATAATCAGTATCAGGTTACATCAGAGAACTTAAAGAAGTTACAGGAAGAATTGCAGGAAATCAATGAGCAAGAGATTGAAGTGCCTGACATGACAATGCTTCCTATGGACGCATTCGATAAATGCGAAGAAATTACACCAGCTAAATTATACTCAATCGAGTTTATGATAAGCCATTAATTAATCAATAAAGGCGGTGTAGAATGAAGATATTAGACACAGCTATGACGGAAATTGTTAAGGGAAATAGTGCAAGATACTATTCTAAGTATGTTGTTGACGGAAAAGAACATACCGAAACACTTAACAATTTCAAGTTTCAAAACATGATAAATCCCAATAACGAAATTACGATAGGTAACACTTGTGCAAGCAGTGTTACCTTTTCTATTTATATGCCAACAGTAAGCCTTGAAAATAAGGAAATTACCATATTCGAGGGCGTTAAGGTTGACACAGAAATTAAGTATATTCAGTTGGGAATATTTACAGTTACTAAGCAGACAAGTGATGGAGAATACACAAGCTACGAAGCATACGACAGAATGTATAAGGCTGACATGCCTTACTTTTCGGACATGGCATTTCCTAGCACAGATAAAGCTATTCTTAATGAGATATGTGGCAAGTTAGGTATATCTTTAGCGACAAATATAGTCACAACACATACTATCAGCGACAAGCCACAAGGATATACCTACAGAGAAATTATCGGTTATATGGCTATGTTGCAAGGCTGTAACGCGGTAATTAATTCTGATGGAAACCTTGAATTAAGGTGGTATAAGGATAGCGATTATGTACTTGACGGACATAAGTATTATCAGCAAGGCGTTACATTCACAACGAGTAAAGATTTTATCATACAAAAACTGACATGTAATAATACCAAGAGTGGTTCCACAGAACAAAGCGAGATTACTTCTGGTGACGGAGCGACAGGATTAACATTTGCGAATCCATTTATGACGCAAGAAATCCTTGATGAGGTCTACAAGAAAATAGGCGGTTTTGCATTCAGACCGATTGAAGTTAAGTTTGTTGGTGACTACCGACTAGAGGTCGGCGACATTATTACTGTTAATAAAGCTGGCGTTGATTACAAAGTGCCTGTAATGCAGATTACACATGAATGCGACGGTGGACTTATGGATACAATTACATCTATAGGTAAATCTGATACAGAAAATACAAGTGTAGCTTCCGGACCGGTAACCAAGCAAATGGAACGGTACTATGCCGATTTAGTTGTTATTAACAAAGCATTGATTAACAAGTTAGATGTAGATACGGCTAAGATCACTTATGCAACAATAACTAATCTTAACGCAGCTAACGCAAGCATTGAAAATCTTAAAACAAATAAGTTAGATGCAACATATGCAGACATTATTAATGCAAATATTGAAAATCTTAAAGCTGTTAATGCAGAGATTACAAACCTTAAGGCTAACTCTTTGACAGCTGATAAAGCCGATTTAGCCTATGCTAAAATTGATTTCGCAAACGTAACAGCTCAAGTTGTAGGAACTTCTATCATTAAAGATGGCGCAGTAACCAACGAAAAGGTACAGAGTCTGTCCGCTAATAAGCTGACAGCCGGTACTATTGACGCAAGTAAGATAATAGTTACTAACCTTAATGCTGATAACATAACAGTAGGTACAATTAATGGAAAACGCATAGGAACAGGTTCTTTGTCTCTGGATAAATTAGCTGAAAAAGTACCAACAAAAGAATATTTAGATAAAGTGCAGGAAGATTTACAGGGGCAAATCGACGGAAATATTGAGACATTCACTAAAACAGAAATACCTACACTTAATAATGAGCCGGCTGTTAATTGGACAGACGATGCCACGAGAAAGAAGCATATAGGTGATATCTGCTATGTAGTTAATCCGGCTTCAAGTGCAGATGGATATTCATACAGATTTGCTGATACAGGTACATTAGAAGCACCTAACTATGAATGGGTATTGATTAAGGATAGTGATGTTACTAAGGCATTACAGGACATTATTAACATCAATGGCGAGATTACTGGTATTAAAAAGTTTGATGTTGAAATCAGTTCATGGAAAACTGATACAGACAGTGAATTATCAAGCCTTAAAACGCGAACAACTACTCTTGAAACTGACATGGGTAGCAAGGTTGATACTAAGACATTTAACGAGGTTAAGCAAGCAGTTGATGGGAACAGTTCAACAATAACTAAATTGACAGAAACATTAAACACCAAGGCTGATGGCAGTACAGTTGAAACATTGACAAATACTGTTAATACAATCAAGCAGACCGCTGATTCTAACAGCTTGTCAATATCTGGCTTATATACAGAACAGGGAAAGTTATCAGACACAATTGACGAGGTTAACACAAAAGCTAGTGACGCTCAAGATTGGTGCCAGAATATAGAAGACAACTTGTCTGAAAACTACACCAAAACAACCTTTATGAATAATGCCATTACGCAAGCAGTAACAGCTGAAAGCAACAGCATTAGAGCTGATGTGTCAGCAACATATGCAACCAAAGACAGCCTAAAAGACTATGCTACGTCAGCAAGTTTAGAGTTATACATCAAAAAAGACCCAACTACTGGCGAACTGAAATCTGCTATTGAAGCTATTGCAGATACCATAAACATTACAGCCAAAGGCGGTTTAAACATTTCTGGCGATAGATTTACCCTTACTTCTACTAATACAACTATTACTGCGGACGGTAAGCTAATATGCCGCAATGCTTTAATAGATGGCGAATTAAGCATAACCAGAACTACTACTCTTGGAACAACAAATACATCAATAACGGGTGATGGACTTATAACGAAACAGTTATGGAATCAAACACTAGACTGTAGAGGAAATATCTTTGATGGAATTAATATATATAAAACAGATGCCATAGATGGTATTAGATTAGCGTTAAGCAATGATAAAATTGTATTCACTACAAATAAAGACTCATCAGTACTGACTAAATATGCGCGCCTGACACCAGAAAGTTTAACTTTCGGCAGCCTAGAAACTTCTAACCTTGTAAGCTTGTCGAGCAAAGGGCTTACAATAAATGGAATGTATGATATTCCAGCAACAGGATTAATTAATCAAAGAATAACAACAAGCTCTAATTCTTTAGAATCTTTTAATAAAACATGGAAAATAAGTGGAAATGGACTTCTTACAATTAGCACTGCTGTATGGACAGATGAAACCAATGATTATGGAACAATAAGTTGTGCTATATACATTGATAATGCATGCGTTGCAGCAAATAAACATAGGCTAACAACAGCAAACGCAATAGAAATAGACGCAGGATGTTCGTTTTCATGGGTTTTTAATGACAATAAAGAGCGTGAGTTAAGAATAATAGCCGGTTCTAGTAAAGAGGGGCAAAAAACTATAACATATTCCGTACAGGGAAGTTTTGGATTAGCAATTTAAAAACTAATAGAAAGAGGTGGTATTTATGTTAAGTATAACGAAAACAACTAATTTAAGTGGTTCATCAACAATAGATAACCAAACAGCAATGACAATGTTTGCGAGCGTACCAAAGACTGGCTCTCCAACAATTAGTCAGACAATCACTAACAGGGACCTGTATCTTAGTAATCAGTCGGAGTGCGATAGTGATTATGATAGCTTTAAGATAGAGGTTGATAAGCTACTTACAGAAGAACAGTAATTAATATTTATTTTAGAAAGCATGGGTTAATTCCCATGCTTTTATTTTTTAGGAGGTAATTTATGAATAAATTATTCGGAATTGACACATCAAGATGGCAAGGAAATTTTGATTTCAAGAGTGCAAAGGATAATGAGGGTGTAGACTTTGCCATTATCAAGGCAGGCGGTGCTGATGATGGCTTATACGAAGATAGAGAGTTTGAGAACAGCTATAACAAGTTGGAAAGCGCAGGAATCCACAAAGGAGCCTATTTCTTTGGTAACGCATTAAGCACTGATGAAGCTGTAAATGAAGCCAGATATTTTGCACAGCTTTTAGCAGGCAAATCATTCTGCTACCCAGTATTCTATGATGTTGAAGCAGGCATGGTTACTGGCAACGACCTTACAGACATTATTATGGCGTTTCTTGATGAAATGAGAAATGCAGGATATAAGAATGTCGGCTTATACTCATATGAGAACTGCATTAACAATTATGTAGATATTTCAAGAGTAAAAGAAGCTGGTTATGCTGTGTGGGTTGCTAAGTATTCTAGCAATAACCCTAACATCGCTGTTGATTATGATATGTGGCAGTTTGGCGGAAGTGTTAATTATCTTAGAGACACACAGATTAACGGACAGACAGTGGACCAGAACTATTGTTACACTGATTATTGCACAGACCATGTAGTTGAAGACATCACAGTGCCAGACTATGAGCCAGTGCCAGATACTAAGTATCATAAAGGCGATACAGTTAAGGTTATTAACGCTATCCAGTACGATAATGGCGAGCCATTCAGAACTTACTATGATGAGTACAGCGTTTTATCAGCCAGTGGCAGAAGAGTTGTTATCGGTGTTGATGGCGTAACTACTGCTGCTATTGACGAGGATAACATCAGCCTTATCAAGTGTATTTATGACAATGACAATGATGTCAACACAGATACAGTAAGCCGTGGTGACGGCAAGAAAGTCAGAGTGCTTGATAACATTGATTATGACGGTGTGAGATTTGCAGTATATTATGATGAATATGATGTAATTGAAGAGGACGGAGACAGAATTGTTATAGGTATCGGCACAACAATCACAGCTGCTGTCAATATTGCTAACCTTGAATTTGTCGGCGGTGCAAGCTCTGATAATACGCCTACAGATATCCCATTCAGTGAAGACATTGAAGAGGGTAGCACAGTGAGATTTGTCGGCGATACTGATTATGATGGCACACCTATTAAGGCTTGGTATGACGAGTATACAGTATCAGAAAGAAGTGGAGACAGAGTTGTACTTGTGCATGACGGAGAATTATTCGCCGCAGTCAATGTAACCGATTGCGAATTAGTCTAACCTTAATAAAAATACCGGGAGTGCAATGCTCCCGGTAATATTTTAATTATTCAAATCTATCATAACAGCTATAACAGCAGGAATGGTTGTTATGGTTCCGTTTGTTTTCTTAAATTCCATGCCACCCTCAAGAAGTGTTCCGTACATTGTCACATTATCGCCAACAAGCAAATTATAATCAAAATCGTCTCTATAATATGTCAAAACAACAGTATCAGCATTATTGCCATCAACAGCTAAATAATAGCAAGCAATATATTCACTGGATTCTTCACCGGTATGCGTATTTCCGTCTTTATCTTCAACCTCTCCATCATATTTTAATTCTGCTACAATATTGCCTGTCAACTTGAATTCTTTATCAATATACTTATTAGGTGTACGCTTGAGCATTTCAACAGTTATATCGTCAGGGTATACACTCTTGTCTCTTGATAATAATGTTTCTTGTTCTGTCTGGACTTCACTGGTACTTTCAGCATTACTATCAGAAGTACCATTCTGACACGCTACAAGGCTCAATAAGCACATAACAAGCATAATGCTTACAATTCTATTTTTCATAGACAAATCCCCCCTAAATTTAATTTTATTAATCATATCACAATATGCATAATTTGTCGAATGTTGTCGAAACTTGCGATATCTTTAAGTTGATTTTTACATTATCAGTATTTATAATAATAATTGTCCGAGAGAGTTCGGGCAGAATCTTCAAGTTTCGGCTAGGTGGCACTGTTTGATTGGCGTTGGCAGTGTCACCGCTGAAAACTGTTAATCTACTGGGGGTAGGTTGACATGCAAGAACAGATGTTCTATAATAACACCATCGCTACCAGCGTTATATCGTGCAATAAGGGGGGTATATGGAGAATGAGGAATATAAACAGAAGATAATTGAACTAATCAATAATTGTAATAATAATCATTGGCTAAAAACAATATACAGCTACATTAAAACACTTTTAAGGTAAAAGAAAAAGACCGAGATTTTTTCTCGGTCTTTGCTTATTCTCGGCTTAACAAATTTACTATCTCTCATTTATCAAGTCAATCAGTTTTTCCAAACTTTCCCAATCTTCTTTATTTAGCTTAGACAACGCAGATACAAGCCTATGTCTGAAATTGTCTTCACCGCTTCTTTGAATATCTCCAAGCATTTCAGCAATCTGTTCATCTTTGGATTTCTCTATAAACATTTCGCCATCGCCTGTCCGTAACCAATCTTCATTAACGGAAAATTCCCTACATATCAGTTTTATAGTCTGTTCTGACGGATAATTTTCTCCGCTTTCCATTTTACAAACAGCAGAACGGGATACAGATAGTTTTTGAGCAAAATCAGTTTGACTTATATTCAAGCTATTTCTGATTTTTTTAATTCTCTCATTCATAAGTAGTTCCTCCTTTCTTGAAAAGTATAATAACATAAAATGTACATTAAGTCAACAAAAAGCATTGACAATGTATATTTAATGTGCTATTGTATGTACATCAAATGAACAGAAAGGAGATGAAAAAATGACAGGACCTTTTTCTATAAGCGGAGATGATGAGGAACGGACACTAAGAGATTATGTTGAATGGTTTGCGCTTGGACTTGCCTACAATGCGGTAAATGGTGAGAAAAACGAAGCATTACAAAGTGAATGTAAAATACTCGATTCTCTCACCAACGCATTGAACGCTATAAAGCTTTAACGAAAAGGATTAGATATAACTTCTACCTTAGCTGGTTTGTTATCAATAGTAGACATAAATTCATCATAGTATTTGCGGTACTCAATTTTGAATTGTTCAACACTATCTTGATAACCCAACAACTTAGCAATAGCGTATCGGTCAGCAAGTTGCTTGCTATCCATATTTTTCACCTCTTTTCCTATTTAGAATAAGAGGATTATATCACAGAAAGGAAGTGAATTGAATGAGTGAAAAGGAAAAAGAAGTAGTTAAGAAGTTAAAAGAAGCAATTCCTAAGATGTCAGATTTTGACAAGGGTTATATTCTTGGCAAGGTCGAGAATATGGCAGAAAAAAGTGATAAGGAATGTAACAATGACAGAAAGGAGTAAGAATGGCAGAAGTCACAAGAAAAGCTATCCAAAATGAAATGACAAAAACGATAGAGGGAAGTTGCTTCTATGAAAGGCTTCACTGCAACGGACAAGATATAAGCGAATTGATTGCTGACACGAAAGCATTAATTGCCCAACATAACTTATCCGTTTTAGAAGCCAAAGGGTTTTTAGATTATATGAAGATTATTCTTGACAATTCTTCATATCTTCAAATTCAGAAATAGCCTTAATACAACATTCTTCAAAAGATGTATTGTCAGGTATTTCTTTAGCAGTCTTGAGTATAGATAATGCTTTGTCAGAGTAAGGATATTCAAGACCACAGTTAGGACAAATAATCTTGTCGGCAGATACACTTTCATTAACAGTATATCTATTGTGGCAAGTACAAGTTATTTGGAATTTTAGAAACATATTTACACCTCTTTTCCTAATAGAATAAGAGAATTATAGCACAAAGTACAAACAGATTAGAATTTTTGATATTGATACAATAGAAAAGTGATGGTAGCGGTAAATAGTTGCAAACTTTTATTCGAACATCATTAGTTCCTTTTGACAGGGATAGCGCCCTGTTCGTATCAAGTGTGAATTACCTACCGATTGGCAGTTTTGTCTTTAGCATATTTATTTAATTCTATTGATATAGAAATAAGAGTATACAGGGTGCAGAAGTCTAAACCACAGAAGTATGAGCCGACCACTGATATACACAATGCTATGACAGTATCCATACAATCTCCTTTCGGAAAGTGTCTACCATCACTTCTCTATTGTATCAATAAATATAAAGTTCTACAAGTTACAACAGATAGGAATGAGCAGAATTGCTCAAATGCACCTTAAAAGGTCAAAATATATCACACATTATTTAGAAAGGAATGTTTATGGAGCTACAGATTTTTAGCAATTCAGAGTTTGGAGAAATCCGAACCATTACTAAGGATAATGAACCTATGTTTTGTCTGGCTGATGTATGCAAAGCATTGGAAATATCAAATGTAGGAAATGTTAAGCAGAGGTTATCTGAAAAGGGTATCCATACTGCGGACACCCTTACAAAGGGCGGAATGCAGAAAATGACATTTATTAGCGAGGCTAATCTTTACAAGACAATCTTTCAGAGCCGTAAAGAAAGTGCAGAGAGATTTACAGAATGGGTTACATCAGAAGTTCTTCCGTCAATCAGAAAGACAGGAAGTTACAGTAAGCCTTTGACAACATCTGAACAGATTAGATTATTGGCACAGGGAAACACAGAACTCACAGAGAGAGTTGATAAGGTTGAAGATAAGATAACCAGTATCGAAGAAGAAACTCCGCTTTACGGCTGTGAGATTGAAGAAGTGCAGAAACATGTTAGAAAGAAAGGGATTGAAGTACTTGGCGGAAAGGACAGCAATGCGTACAAAGACGGTGGTATTCGCGGTTCAGTATATTCTGATATATACAAGCAGTTAAAACGCGAATTCGGGTGCGCGGCGACATACAAGAGTATCAAAAGAAAATACTTGGCTGATGTACACGAATTCATCGACACCTATTTGTTGCCAATAGCACTTGCCGAAGTGGTACATGATACAAACATGTAGGAGAAGATATGAAAGAAAAGATAATTAACATATTCACAACACTGGCAGGAATCAGCCTTATAGTGTTGATTCTAAGACCGGTACAACCGCAAGCTAAGATTAATCAGCAGAGTGCAGTGTTAAGTGAATGCTACAACTCACATGTTGATTATAAGGTTGAAACTGGAGAGATAAGTGTTGACGAATATGAGCTGTCGCTTATGGCGCATTTGCTGATGGGTGAATGCGGAGCGACATGTAACGATGATGAAATGCTATATCTTGTAGGAGCCGTTGTTTTGAACCGAGTACAAAGTGAGTATTTTCCTAACAGCATTGAAGAAGTCATCTATCAGTCAGGGCAATATCAATGTACAGAGCTTATGAACAGCGGATTCTATAAAGAACCAACAGAAAGGTGTTGGAGAATAGCAGAAGAATTATTAATAAGCGGATATGACATACCTAGCAATGTGTTATATCAAGCTGAATTTAAACAAGGGAGCGGTGTTTATAAGAAAGTGCAGAACATGTACTTTTGCTACAAGTAAGGAGTGTTTATGGAAGCAAGGATAAGAGAAGAAATGTTCAACTTAGGTATTCTCTCTAATAAAAGAGGTTACATCTACATAATCGAAGCTGTTAAACGCTTTAATTCTTCTATGACAATGAAAGAAATTTACAGCAGTATTGCTAAGGCAACAAATAGGCCACCAGCATCTATTGAAAGGTCAATCGGAACAGCCATTAAATCGGCTGACCATGACCTATCAGCATGGAAGAATTATGATTGCCTTACAACAAGAGGATTTATCACAACGATGTATTACAGATGTAAGGAGAGCACCAATGAGTAGCATAAAAAGAATTATTAAGCTGAACAGAAACAGACAGAGAGCCATAAAGGAAAAGGATTTTAGAAAATTCTATACTTTTAGCTGCAAAATCCATCTGATTGAAAGAATGGATAAAGTACCAATAGGAAGTTACATATTGAAGTAAGGAGAGAAAGAAATGGAAAATGCAATTAATAACAATAATATCACATTAGCAGGAGTAGTTGAGAAAGAGCCAGAGTACTCGCATGAAGTATTTGGCGAGGGGTTTTATGTGTTCATGCTCAAATGTTCAAGAATGAGCAGTAACAAGGACACATTGCCAGTAATGATATCAGACAGACTTACTGATATTAATGAAATCAAGGTAGGACAGGTTGTCACAGTTTTAGGACAGATACGAAGTTTCAATAAGCACACTGACAATGTGAAGAGCAAACTGATTCTGACAGTATTCGCAAGAGAGTTTGAAGTGCTGGCGCAGGATCCGGAAGAACTACCATTCGAAAATAATACCAACATGGTCATACTTGACGGTTATATCTGCAAGCCACCTATATACAGATGTACTCCAAAGGGCAGAGAGATTGCAGATATCTTAGTAGCAGTAAACAGACCATATGGCAAATCAGATTACATACCATGTATAGCATGGGGAAGAAATGCGAGATTTGTAGGTGGGCTTGAAACAGGGGAGCATGTCCAAACAGGGGAACATATCCAGATTCAGGGAAGATTTCAGAGCCGCGAATATTCCAAGAAGATAAGCGACAATGAAGTTGAGACACGAACTGCATATGAAGTATCAGTAAGCAGGATTGATTACGCAGAGGAGGGTAAAGCTGATGAGTAGTGATATTACAGTTAGAGATTTAGCAGGCATGGCCCTTGATGAATATGCAACATGCCAGATATGGACGCCATTACGCGGAACTGTATTTAATGGCTCATTTGAAGAAGCTAAGGCTTCGGATTACGCAGATATAATAGTTGACAACTTTCAGGTTGAAGATGGCGTATTTGTTATGAATATATAATAAGGAAAGGATATTGTTTATGAGAGCAACTTTAAAAAGAGTAGTACTTGAAAACTTTATGTGCTACGCACACGCAGAGTTTGATTTTTATGCCATTACAAAGATTGTGGCTAAGAATGGCAAGGGTAAGTCGACTATTGCAACAGCTTATCTGTGGTGCTTGTTTAACTGTGACTATGAATTAAAGGATAATCCGGTTGTCAGACGAGAGGTTGACGGAAAGCCCATTGATGATATGGACACAAGTGTTGAGCTTACACTTGATGTTGACGGAAAAGAAATAACTATGAAGAAGGTGCAGAAGCGTACTTATAGCAAAGATGGCAGCGGCTATAAGGACGATAACAAGTATTTCATTAATGATGTGCCTAAGACATTAAAGGATTTCAACGCATATCTTGATGTTGATATGAATGTATTTAAGATGTGCAGTAATGTAAATGCTTTTCTTAATCAGAAATCGGCTGAAATGAGAGAATACCTATTCGGTCTTGTAGGAGATGTTACAGACCTTGATATAGCTTCACAGAAAGCTGAATTAGCCGAGTTAGTTCCTTTATTAGAGAAATATACAACAGAAGAATTATCAGCTATGAACAAGGCTACAAAGACCAAGATTACAAAGGATTTACCTATTCTTGATGGACAGATTAAGGAAAAGGAAAGAGATATACAGCTTAAACAGGCTATTGATGTATCTGACCTTGAATTACAGAAAAACAGCCTTAAAGAACAGATTGCTGATTGTGTGGCAAAGCAGACCGACAATGACAAGCTGATAGCTGAATATGACAAGGCTAGTTCGGATATTCTCAATCTTAAATTTGAGCTTAGTGATATGAGCCGTAAAGCTAATGAAGAAAATGTTAAGGCTAGGAGAAAACTTGAATCACAGATTAGTAACCTTAATTATGTGATTGAGGATAGCAAGAAGTCAATCAGCAACGCAGAAGATGTTGTTAGTTTTGATAAGGACAAGATAGCTGAATATCAGAAAACACTTGATGATAGCAGAACCGAATGGAAAGCTGAAAAAGAGCGTGTATTTGACGAGAATAATCTTATTTGCCCTTATTGTAAACAGGAATACCCAGAGGAAAAGAAAGAGAAACTAAAGGCAGATTTTAAGGCACATAAAGAAACTGAACTTAGCAGAATTACCGATAAGGGCAACACAGCTAAGAAAATGCTTGATGAAATCAAAGGATTGTTAGTTGAAGCTGAACAGGAATTGGCTGACAGAAAGCAGAAGTTAGAAAAGCATTTAGTTGATTTAGCAGACCTTGAAAAGCAGTTAGCAGAGTTGCCGCAGGAGATTGATGTTACAAGTTCAGAGGAATACAAAGAACTTGAACAGAAGATTACCGAAAAGGAAGAAGCTATGCACAAGGCTAATGATATTTCGGCGATTAAGGCAGAATTAAAGGCACAGGAAACAGCTTTAAGGCAGCAGTTAGCAGGATGCGAAAGCCAGATTGCAAAGTCTGATACAGCAGCAGACGAACAGCGACTTGAAGAATTAAGACAGACGAGGATTGATTCTGAACAGAATAAAGCTAATGCCGAGAAGATTCTTGATTTACTTGATGAATTAGACAAGGCAAAGAACGAAGCCTTGACAGAAGCGGTAAACAGTCATTTTGGGTTAGTTAAGTGGCAGTTGTTTGCTTATACAAAGTCTGGTGGTTACAAGAGTTGTTGCATACCGACAGTTGACAGAAAGAGCATTTTAACAACTATGAGCAACAAGGGTAACAGGATTTTAGGCAGAGTTGATATTTGCAATTCTATTCAGAAGATTAGCGGTATATCGGTGCCTATTATCTTAGATGATTCTGAAAGCCTTAGTACGGATAATCAGAAGAAAGTTGCTGAAATGGTAGATAGTCAGTTGATTATGCTAATTGTTAATGACAGTGAGAAATTAGAGATTGTGGAGGGATAATATGCAAGGCGAAGATACTTATGTACTTACAGTAAGCAATAAAGAAGCAGAAGTTATCAAGCAGTTTGTATCAGCAATGGAGAGAGCTACTGTTACGATAGATAATGATGATGTATGGGAAATTATGGAAGCTATCGCATATAAAAGTACTTCCACAAATGTAATAGGCATAAAAATTATATATGAAGAAAGCGAGGAATAATTATGGCAGAGAATACAGCAGTTGCGGAAAAGAAAGCATTTACCACTTCTCTAAGCGAGTGGAGCAATACAATGACAGGACTTATTATCAATGATTATAAGGCTGTTGGAATGGATATGGACGATTACGCCAAGGAATGTGCCATGGAAGCCATGACAAGCATTTTTAACCTTGTTAAGAGCAATCCTAAGGTTAACATGAGAAACCTTGATACAAGTAATTTAAGGGGCATTGTTAAGCGTTGTGCAAGCCTTAAACTTAACGCAAGTGCATATCCGAGAGAATGTTACTTCCAGCTGCGGAATGTGAACATCGGGAAAGATGCCGACGGAAAAGAAATTTGGCAGCAGCAAGTTGAAATGGGCATTGAAGGAAGCGGCTATGATTCTTTGCTTGTCAACTATGGAAAAGATGTTAAGCAGGTATATCCATATTGGGTAATTAAAGAGGGCGACAAGTACATACCGCCTAAGCATAAAGGACTTACAGTTACAGAACCAGAGTGGGAAGAAAGCGGATTATCTGATAAAGCAGTAAGAGTTGTATATCCTGTTAAGCTGTTAGACGGAACAGTAACATATCTTTCTGCTGATAGAGACAGCGTTAAGGTAAACCTCTTATCTCACGTAAAGCAGAATATGTTGAATGCTACATTTGGAATTATTACAGGTACTAAAAAACAGTATGGGAAAGAAGTTGCAAGAACTAGATATGATGCAACACCGGAAGAAAAGGCAAAAATTAAAGAGAAAAAGGAAGAAGTTCTCAATGCCTTAAGAGCGTGCAAGACAGTAGATGAAATGCTCGAATGCGAGCTTGCAAGACCTTTTATAAGCGGTGCTTGGCTTGATACTCCAGAGAGCATGATACAGAGAAAAATGTGTAACAATGCAACAAGGAAATATCCTAAGAACTATGACCCAATGGCACGACAGGCACAGGTTGAAATGGACGAGGTATATCAAGTTACACAGGCTGAAATTGCCGAAAATGCTAATACTGTTGAGTTTATAGAAGATAAGGCAGATGTAGTTGACACCATGGCAACAGAAGTAACCGAAGAACAGGCAGAAGATAGCACATTACCACCATTCATGCAGAGTGAGGAGGATTAAGTAATGCATCGACACGACTGGTTTAAGATTTGTAAGCATCATAGATGGGGCTATGAGTGCAAAATATGTGGGAGGTTTTGGAAACCATGAGAGTAATTTCACAGGACGGAACAATAGATGTTCCTTATGAAATGGTAGTTATTCAGGAGTTCAGAAATGCTATTTATTTTTTGAACCGTAATTTATCAGGAGTAGGAGACTTGACTAGCGACATTATGTTAGCTGAATATTCCACCAAAGCAAAGGCAATTAAGGCTATGGAAATGCTTAGAAAAGTATATGAAAACAATGTGTTTTATCATTGCACAGCCGGTTCAAAGCGTTTTGAAGAAGTACAGCGTATTTTGAGCGAGGAACAATTTCGGAAAGCTACAACAGAGTGCTTTCAGTTCCCACAGGATGATGAAATCGAGGTGTGAGTATGAAAATTATTAAAGGTAAAGAGAAAGAATACAAGGATTGGTACGACGAGAATAGTGACGGATACAGCAGAGCTTGCTTCGCTTATGCTGAAAGGTGGGCTGAACTGTTAGAAGCAGAAATTGACAAGAGCAATGATATTAAGAAGTGCCTCGTTGATAATGCCGACAGATTAAGTCACGAAGCAGACACAGAGGGCATAACAGGGGTTATGTACGGATACGCAGTTAGTATTCTTTCACAATGTTGGGAATACGGAGAGTATTTAAGAAAGTGGCATAACAAAGAGTATGGATATGACGGAGACGGAGTTGTAAATCCAGCGATTATGACAGTAGGTGTGAAATGATGAAACTTAAATGTATAGCAACAGGAAGCACAGGTAATTGCTACACCCTAATTTCCAACAGTGGAGAAACACTTATCCTTGATTGTGGAATACCGCTTAAGGAGATTAAAAAAGGCTTAGATTGGAACATTAAAGATGTTGTGGGTGTGATATGTGGATAAGGAGTGGTGGTTTAATTGAGTATTTATCCAAGAATATCTAAAGTTAGAAAATCATATATACTAAGAAGATACGTCAACGGAAAACGACTACATTTTTATTCCAGAGACTTAAATGAGCTCATAGAATATGACAAGCTATTAGAGAAAGGAATAATCCCAGTAAAGAGGGTAGGGCTAAATGTTAAAGAAAGTGAGCTTACTAATTTCATTGACGATGGAAACGTTTGGAAATGGATAAAGGGTTACGAGGGATTGTATGCAATTTCTGATAGCGGTTTAATTAAGAGCTTTTGGAAAGATAGCAGAGGACAGTTTGTTAAAACAAACAATAAAAATGGTTGGTATTTATCTTTTAGGGCAACAGACAAGAACAAAGAAGTTAAAACTATTAGAGTTCATATTGCAGTTGCAAAGGCTTTCATAGGGCAAATTCCAAATGGGTATGAAGTGCACCACAGAGACGGAAACAAGCAGAATAATTGTGCTAGTAATTTGCAAATCCTCAGTGGAATTGAGCATAAAAGGCTAACCTTAATGGAAAATCCTCATATATTAGACGGAATGATCGCTTATAACCAGGGCAGAGCTATCTGCGGAAGAAGTAAGAAAGAAAAGAGAAATGTACAGAGGTTTAAGAAGGGAAAAATCATCCAGTACTCATTAAACGGAGAGTTTATCAATTCGTATTGCAATGCAATGGAGGCAAGCAGAAATACCGGTGTTTGTGGAAGAAATATTTTACAAGTTGCAAATAAAGAGCCTTATAACAACAAGGGAAGCGTGAGAAAACAAGCCGGTGGATATGTATGGAAGTTTGAAAAAGAAAGCGAGGTGATGTAATGCTCAAATTGAAATGTTGCGGAACTGGAAGTAAAGGAAATTCTTACGCTCTTATGTCGCAAAACGAAACACTTATTCTTGATGTAGGAATGGGGATTAAAGACATAAAAAAGATGTGTGATTGGAATGTAAAAAATATAGTAGGTTGCCTTATTTCACACGAGCATTATTGACGATCATTCGAGGTCATTAAACGATTTTAAGCCTATGGGAATACCGATACTTGCCCCATATTTAGGCGATAGTTGTAAATCAATGAACATGGGCGAATTTACAGTAAAATCTTTTGATTTAACAACAATAGACGGAATCTGGACACACACAGACGCAAATGGCGAACCCTGTCCGATATACGGCTTTCTGATTACTCACCCGGAAATGGGAAGAATGCTTTATATAACCGACACAAATTTAATCAAGTGGAGATTCAAGGATATTAACCACATTCTCTTAGGTGTGAATTATGACAAAGATTTAATCGACAGAGATAACACGGGCAAAGCTAACCATGTATTCAGAGGTCATTTATCCATTGACACGGCTTGCGATTTTGTTAAAGCGAATCATTCAGATAGATTGCAGAACGTAATAATGTGTCATCTATCAAGCGAAAATGCTGATAGCGATAGTTTTATCGAGAAAATGAAAAAAGTCGCTTGTGGGGCAAACGTAGATGTTGCAGAGCGCAACAAGGAATGGGTTTTAAGGAAAGGAGATGAATGTCCGTTTTGAGAAAATTTTTGAAAAAATTGTTTTGCAATCATAAAAGCAGTGAAGTTATTTGCTGGCATTGGACACACGGACCAAGTGGTAATGATATTAGGTTTTTAGAAATTCAACGTCGATGTAATAAGTGTGGCAAATATTATTTTACATATATAAAAAATTGGGATGAATGTAATAAATTTATTAGCAAATATCCAGGTAGAGAATGGTCGGGCAGATGTAAACCGATTTTATAAGCTGTAAAACTTAAATGAGTGTCCGTTTTAGAAAGGAGAAAGACGTGGATAAAATTATAATTTGTAAGCATTGTGGGAAGCCAGAGTATTACGGAGAAATGCGTTGGCTAAGTGGAAGATGTAGTTGCAGAAATTGCTACAAAAATCAATGGCAAGACGAAAATCACAAGCTTTACAGCTGGAACGATTTAGATGGAAAAAGACCAACTATGGAAGAATATGAAAGGCAAGAAAGATGATTAAAGGCAGAAAAGTATACGACCCATTAACTGATACTTGGAGCACAGGTTATTGGGTTGTAGATGATAAAGGGAATTATTACCCGGTGTGGTAGAAAGGAGCAGTAATGGAGAGATTGACAGATAGCAATAAAGAAATACCCACATTAGATGATAATGCCAAATACTGGCTAAAGGTGTACTTTAAGCTGAAAGAATACGAGGACTTAGAGGAACAGGGCAGACTTGTTAAATTACCTTGCAAGGTGGGAGATACAGTTTATCTTATAAAAGACAGTGAAACAATAACAGAGTGTAAAGCCGATATGGTGTTTATCGGTGTTCTTTGGGAAGAATTTGGTAAAGAATGGTTTCCAACAAGAGATGAAGCAGAAGCAAAACTAAAAGAATTGAGAGGTAGAAAGAATGAAAGTAGTAATTGACATACCTAAAGATTTTGAAGGAGATTATATTGTTGACAAATTCAAAGATTTCTTTTCAAGGGTTATTGCAGATATTGATTGCAAAGGTATGTGTGGTAGATACGAGAAAGAAATTGCTGAAATGTTTTTAAAAGCATTTGACGATAGCGAAGAAAAGATTTCTTGCAACTGCCAGCACAACAACAATTCAAGAGAGAATGAGCCTTGTTGCAGATGTGATAGCAGAAACACCAATGCCGACAGGATAAGGAATATGTCGGATGAAGAGTTGGCGGAGTTTCTTATAACTTTTAAGAACACATTCGGTGAAGAATACGAGGGAGAAGCTAGTTGTATGGAATGGCTTCAATCAGAAGCGGAATAGGAGCGTTGATATGACAAATGCAGAGAAAATTAGAAGCATGTCTGGTGAAGAGTTAGCGGAGTTTATGCAGAAAATGGAATGCAGTTGCTTTGTAGATTTTATAGGATATGCAGATAAAGGTTGCGGGCGAAATGAAATTTCTTGCAAAGATTGCCGAGCAAAAGCACCAACAATATTTGAATGGCTTCAATCAAAAACAGAATAGGAGAGAATATGGAAGATAGATATTTATTTAAAGCAAAGAGGACTGATAACAGAGAATGGGTTATTGGAAATCTTATTCAAAGTTTAACACGAAGTTGGATTTCATCAGAGCAGGAAGATAAAGCACGATTAAGGTCAATTTCTAATACTCAAGCACAGTGGAGAGCTGTTGAAGTTGATTTGTCTACATTATGTCAGTGTACAGGCTTGAAAGATAAGAACGGCAAGCCGATTTGGGAGAATGATATTGTAAAAGACTTATTTAGTGATGCTTGCGCACAAATCAAATACGGCAGTTATCAGAGTTGCTTTGATAGCACCAAAACTGAACATGTTGGATATTATGTAGACTGGTCAGGCGAGTACACTAAAAGATACAGAAAGGATTTAGGTTATTGGATAAATATGGTTAATGCAGAGGTTATCGGCAACATTTTTGACAATAAATAGTTATTAGAAAGTGAGGAAAAGTAATGAATAAAGTGTCTAAAGAAGTTCTGTATGAACTTTATGTAATTCGCGGAAAGCCTATGTATGAGATTGCAAGCATTTTACATATCGGTGTTGGAACTGTTTATAACTATATGAAAAAATATGGCATACAGTCCAGAAACACAAAAGAAGTGTTTGACAACCTTAAAAAGCAGGGGTGGGAATATCCACAATCTGCCAGAGAAAAGAGTAGTAAAACGCATAAAAACAAAATAGTATCAGAAGAGACAAGGCGTAAAATGTCCGAAAGTAAAAAAGTAGGTGGAATAGGGCATAAAAAATTAAGAACAGACGGATATATTTGCATCTATTTCCCCGACCATCCTAATGCCACTAAAGACGGATATATTATGGAACACGATTTAATAATGGAATGCATCATTGGCAGACATTTGAAAGATGATGAAGTGGTGCACCATATTAATGGGATTCGTAATGATAACAGAAAAGAAAATTTGAAACTTATGACTTTTACAGAGCATGCAAGATACCACATGTTAGAAAGGTATCGTAATAAAAAGGAGGAATGACTTATTAACAGAGTAATTTTATGCGGGAGACTGACTAGAGAGCCAGAGATTAGATATTCACAGACAGTAAACGGAAGTATGGCAGTAGCAAGATACACATTAGCTGTTGACAGAGCTTTTAAGAAAGAGAGCGAACAGGCAGCAGACTTTATTAACTGTATCGCATTTGGCAAGAACGGAGAGTTTGCAGAGAAGTATTTACATCAGGGAACTAAGATTATCGTTGAGGGTAGATGGCAGACAGGCAATTATACTAACAAGGACGGACAGAAAGTCTACACTAATGATTGTGTTGTTGAAAGACACGAATTTTGTGAAAGTCGTGCTAATCAGCAGAACAATAATAGCAATGGAATTATGGGCGGCAATGCTAGTTCAAACAGCTTTATGTCAATTCCAGACAATGTAGCTGATGAGGGATTACCATTTAATTAAGGAGGTGTGAGTATGACAGAGAGTGAAGCAATTAAAAGAATTAAAGAATGCAGAAATACACCAAATTTTCAACCATACATATATATGAATGAAGCATTGAATATGGCAATACAGGCACTTGAAAAGCAGATACCGAAAAAGGTAGTCAAGGACGGAGAACGGAGTTACAAATGTCCTTGCTGTGGTGGGTGTGCAAAGACAGAGACAGGTGATAGTTTTATCGACTATCGACTAGATTATTGCGATGGCTGCGGTCAAAAATTAGATTGGAGTGATAGCGATTGAATTACCAAAACATAGCAAGAGCCAAGGCAATAGAACAGGAAAATAAAAAGCGACTATTAAAGCTGAATCCAAAGCTGAATGACAAAAGTGGAATATACTTCTTACTCCGAGAAGATGAAAACGGATTTAAGTATGCGTATATCGGACAGGCAGTACATACACTTAGCAGATTGGCAAGCCACCTTGTAGGCTACGAACAGCACATAGACCTTAGTTTGCGAAAACATAAGTTGTACGACAAAGAGAAAAATCCTTATGGTTGGCGAGTTGAATTTCTGAATTTTCCCGAGAGCCAGCTTGACGAGAAAGAGAAGTATTACATCAAGCTATATGCTGATAATGGCTATCAGCTTAGAAATGTCAGTTTGGGCGGTCAAGGAGAAAATCGTGCCAGTGGTTCAATAGGCGAGAGAAAAGCACCTAAAGGCTATATGCAGGGCGTACAGCAAGGTAAAAAGGTGTTAGCGAGGGAATTATCCTCTATCGCAGAAAAACACCTTAAAATCGAATTGAGAGCGGATAAGGCTAATAATAAGGTATCGCAGAAACAGTATGAGAAATTTATGGATTTGCTGAAAGTGGGTGATTCAGAATGAGAATTTTGAGCGGTAAAGATTATTCTTGGCTTATGGGCCGAATAGAAACTCTTTCCAATGAAAATGAAAGACTGCAGATGAAAGTTGATGAAATAACAAAAGAACAGCCTAACGATTGTAAAAGCAATGAGGGAAGTCACTTTTGTAGCATTTGTGAGTTTGGCTATTTGAGAACAAGAAATCCGTTTGGGGCAGATTTTTACGCTTGCAGTAAAACAGTGTCTTGTGAGAGCTTTAAAAGAAAAGAAGATAACTAACTAAAAATCAAAGAAAGGAATAAGGTTGTCCGGACATAAAACCGAGGTTTCCTTTTGGTAGATTTTATGAATTTTGACAATTACTCTTGCGATAATCAAATGTCTTTATTTGACTTCACAAGAGAACCAATTAGCATAACAAAGCCTATCCGATTGATAGAATTATTTGCCGGCTACGGAAGTCAGGCAATGGCACTAAAGAGAATAGGTGCTAAATTTGAACATTACAGAGTTGTGGAGTTTGATAAGTACGCTATTGCAAGCTATAATGCAGTGCATGACACAGATTTTCCCACAATGGATATAACTAAGGTTCATGCAGAAGATTTGAATATCTGCGACACAAATGCATTCACTTACTTACTTACTTACTCATTCCCTTGTACGGATTTATCAGTTGCCGGAAAACAAGCCGGAATGTCTAAGGGCAGTGGTACAAGAAGCGGTCTGTTGTGGGAAGTTGAGAGAATACTAACAGAAATCAGAGATAGCAACGGAGAATTACCACAGATTTTATTCATGGAGAACGTGCCACAAGTACATAGTCAGGATAATATGCCTGACTTTAGAAAGTGGCTAGATTTCCTTGAAAGCCTAGGTTACACAAATTACTATCAAGACTTGAATGCTAAAAATTATGGTGTAGCACAAAATCGTGAAAGATGTTTTATGTTTTCATTCCTGGGCGAGTACAATTATCATTTTCCACAGCATATACCACTCAAAAAGAAGTTGAAAGACTATCTTGAGGATAATGTAGATGAAAAGTATTACATCAACAATGAAAAGGCTGACAAGCTGATAAAACAGCTTATTGACAATGGCACATTACCACAGCACAATCTTGACAGACAGACAGACAGACAGACAGACAGACAGACAGACTTGCGTTGACGGAACAATCAATAAGCCGAAGCAGAGAGAAGTTGCAAACTGTATCACGGCAAGATATGACTGCGGAATCTCAAACTTGCGGTCAGACGGAAACCTTGTTGTTAAGCAATCAGGCAACGCAGATTGAAAAGCAGATTGATATTGCAACAACTCTCATGGCAAGGGATTATAAAGGTTTTGGAAATTAATCTATGAATGGAGTGATTGAATGGAAGTATTAGGAAGCATATATACAGAAGTTTCAGACAGATTTCAAAAAGGCATTATTGAGGGGGGGAGGATTTCCCGATGTGTAAAAGCTGAAAAACACGATTTAGGAGTAGTATTTATGGAACAAATAAACTTAGACGGCAGTCAAAGAGGGCTTGAAAATGGAAAATGGAGAACTTACACGGACATAATGCCATCAATTACAGCAAGAGAATATAAGGAACCGAGAAGTGTTATGGAAGTGATGCAGATAGGCAACATATCCGAGGAAAAGAATTTCAGAAATCCTCAAACTGGCAGAATTTATGATGTGAGGGGGTGTAGTCCAACATTGAGTACAATGCAAGGTGGTAATCAAGAGCCGAAAATTCTTGAAAGTCAGATAGTTGCTATGCGTGGCAGAAATCCTGATAATCCGTCAGATAGAGCGTTGGGAAGTTTGACAGAGCAGAGATTAGAAGTAAATATGCAAGGTACAAGTAATTGCTTGACGAGTGTGCAAAAAGATAATTTATTGCTTGAAAACGTAAAAATTAGACAGGCTACAAAAGGTGGCTCTATTGAATGTGAAATAGGCGGTTGCTTTGACGCAAGCTATCCTAACAGTAAAACAAGAAGAGGTCGTGTACAAGACAAAGGAAATACTTGCCCTACATTAACCGCACAAAACCAAGAAGTTGTTAGAATTGAAAAGCTCGGTCAAATATCAAGCAATGGATCCCAATGCGGTACAGTTGTTTCTGATAACGGCATATCAGCTAATCTTGTAGCTGGCACACACGGATATGCGAATAGCCATATTGCTACACAATATCGTATCAGAAAGCTAACACCGAGAGAGTGCGGACGGCTGATGGGTGTATCTGATGAAGATATTGACAAAATGGCAGCAGTAAACAGCAACACGCAGTTGTATAAGCAATTCGGAAACAGCATTGTTGTAGATGTTATGTGTGCTATGTTTAAGAATTTAAACATCAACCAAGGAGATACAGTATGAAAGACGAAACAAAGCAGGAAATACAGATAATACTGGATTTACTCAAAAGCAACTTAATACAAAATGGCGTGAGCATGGCAACAGATAAGAAAGGGAATCTAATATTTTTTGATACAGCCACTTATGTTGAAAGCGGTTGTAAGGAATTTGACGGATTCAGAGTTAATATCAACGATTTAGTGAAGTAACAATGTGACAGAACTTGAAGAGGTAATTATGGCAGGTAACTTTATTAAAATTGACAGAAAGATTTTAAAGTGGGAATGGTGGAGCGATATTAATACATTCAGACTTTTTATGTATATGTTGATAAGTGCCTATTGGAAAGACGGAAATTACAAAGGTAAGATAATTGAAAGAGGGTCTTTCCCCTCTTCAATATCTGAATTATCAAAAGAAACTAATTTGTCTGTAATGGAAATTCGTACCTCGCTAAAACACTTACAATTAACAGGCGAAATAACAAGCAAAGCAACAAACAAATTCACGATATTTACTGTGGTTAACTACAATTTGTATCAAACAGATAACAAGCAAGATAACAAACAAATAACAAGCAACTTAACAAACAATCAACAAACAGATAACATTCTATTAACAAACTCTATATTAAAAGAAAGTAAGAATGAAAGAACAGAAGAAATTAAAGAAGATAAGAATACAGAAAAAGATATTACTAACGTAATATCCAAAAAGAAAAGTTATTACCCAAATGATGAATTACTTGATGAAGCATTTAACGAGTATGCGACAATGCGCAAGAAAATCAAAAAACCTATATGCACCGACAAGGCATTGCATAGGGCTATGAATACTCTTGAAAAGCTATCGGGCGGAGATAATGACTTAGCTGTTAAAATTCTTAATCAGTCAGTAGACCATTGTTGGCAAGGACTGTTTGAATTGAAAGAAGATAATTCTAATAAGCAAGTCAATCAGAATTTCGGCAAGGGTGCTATCGACTGGGATAATGTGTAAAGGAGGCAAATGTATGGACAGAGATTGTAAAAATTGCGTATATCATTCAAGTGGCAGTTGCAGTCAATGGGATTGTAACTTTACAACAACTAACGATGTGAGAAATGAAGCTATTGACGATACTGTAAAAGCCATAAAGAAGTTGCGTGCTTTTACTGTTTTAGAAGAGGAAGAGATTGACAAGATGGCAGGGCAACTAAAGTTAAAGGCAGGTGGGAAGAATGAGCAGATTAGATGATACACTCAACAAAATAAATTTTAGAAGTGATTATCCACACAACGGAGTGGTTGAATCGCTCTTAAAAATAATCGCAATTAACAGTGCTATTATATGCGACAAATTAGATACTGTTTCTAATCAATTGAAAGGAGGTAGTAATGACAAGAGAAGAAACAGTTAAAATCATTCGCATTATGTGTGATTGCTACCCTAACTACAAACCTAACAACCTATCAGAAACAGTAGATGTCTGGAATATGATGTTAGAAAGTTATAGTTATGAACAAGTGTCAGTCGCACTTAAAGCATACATCAACTCTGATATAAGCGGATTTGCCCCAAGTATAGGACAGCTGATAGGTAAGATACAGACTATATCACAGCCACAGGAACTTGACGGAATGGCAGCTTGGGGATTAGTCAGTAAAGCATTAAGGAATGGCACATATGGGGCGGTTGAAGAATTTAACAAGCTACCGCCATTAGTCAGACAAGCAGTTGGTATACCAGACAACCTTAAAAACTGGGCGACATCAGATTATCAGACGATAGAAACAGTAATACAATCGAATTTCTTAAGAACTTACGAAACAGTTGTTAAGCGCACGAATGAAATAAATCGCATGCCGGACAATATCAAATCACTTATCGAAAAGGCGAATGCAAATTCGTATAAGGCTCAAATCGAGCAAAAATTCCAAAGAGGTATAAATACACTTAATAATAAAAATAGCAACCTTATCGGTCAAAAAGAAGGTTTAGAGGGCTATATTGAAGCACCTAAAGATATTCAAGAAAGAATAAACGCCATGAGGTAAAATTATGAAACCAAAAAATTGTATTTATCCCGATTGCTTTAACTGTACTTTAGATGATTGCGAGTATGACATGCCAGAAAAAGAAGATTTTAACAGAGATGCTAAAATTGACACAGAAAATTCTATAGAGAATAAGACAGATAAACAGCGCAGGCAGTATATAAACCAAAAACGCTATCGCAATTCTGAAAAAGGCAAAGCTAAGTTGTGCGAATATGTTGAGAGTGGCAAGGTCACAGAATGGAATCAAAGATATAATTCTAAAGAAAGTGCCAAAGTTTTAGCAAGAAAAAGGTCGGCGAAACTCAACAAACGCATGACAGAAAAAATCGGAATGCCATATAGTACCTTTAAAGCATATCGGAAAAATTATGGGATAACTGAAAAAGATGTCGAGAAAGACATGGTTATCCGCAAAATGGATAATTGCGGACGAGTTTCAATACCGCCTAAGTTTATGCGACAAGGTATCATAAGCGCAGGGGATGTATATAAAATATATCCGCAGGATAATAAACTAATAATTGAAAAGCTAGAGGTTAAGAACAATGAGCAAGTCGGAACAACGAAGATTTCAGGAACAAATGATGAGAGTTCAATTAAACAGGCAGAAGAATAAAGAAAATAAAGAAATGTTTGGTAATGCCTTAACAATTCTATTATGGGTCCTACATGATAAATTTGGATTCGGAAATAATCGACTAGAACGGCTTATTGATGAGATTGATAAATTCAACGAAGATTTCAATGCAGGACTTATAGATCCAAAAGAACTTATTGAACAATTAGAAGAAGAGACAAAAATAAAAATTAAATATTAAGGAGTATGGCTTATGAAGTTATCGGAACTGACTAAGCCGGAGCTTGAAAAGATATTGGAAAATGCCAATTTTACCGAGGAAGAAGAGAGAATATTTAAACTTCTTTCTCGGAATTTTACACAAAAAGAGATAGTTGCACGATTATGCGTATCGCAAAGAACTCTTGAAAGGAGAATAAGAAACATTAAAAATAAAATTGAAAGGGTGTGCTGTGATTGGAATTAACAGACAAAGAGTTGTTGAATTATGTACTGGAGAATGGTATTATCTCTCGTGACGATGTTCAAAAACAAATTGAAATGAACGAAAGGAAAAAATATTTAAAAGCACACAATAATGAAATCTGGCAAGGAAAGGACGAGAAGTGGTATACATACTTGCCAGACGAAAGCACATCAAGCGGCAGGAAGCTGCTAAAGCGTTCAACACAAGAGTCTCTTGAAGATGGAATTGTGGAACACTACAAGAAACTTGCTAATGAACCTTTAGTTAAGACTGTATTCAAGGAATGGGTAGACCAAAAACTTGAATATCACGAAATCAAGAAGCAATCATATGATAAGTATAATGATAACTTTGCCAGATTTTTCACTAATGAAGCATATCACATGGCAGATAAGAAAATCAAGTACATTATAGAAGATGACTTAGAATGCTTTATTAAGACCGTTATTGCCGAATGCAAACTTACACATAAGGCATATTCTGATATGCGAATCCTTATTAATGGCATTTTTAAATATGCCAAGAAAAAGGGGTATACAAATCTAAGTATCACACAATTTATGGGAGACTTGGATTTATCACGCAGAGCTTTTACTAAAAATGTGAAAAAGAAAGAGGAACAGGTGTATTTCGAGGATGAAATTCCAAGAATCACAGAATATTTATGGCAACGATATGATATAAGGAGCCTGGGATTATTACTTATGTTTGAGTGTGGAATGAGAGCCGGCGAGTTATCATCACTTAAGTTTTCTGATATTCACAACACTGTACTGAAAGATGGAACTATTAAACATTATATTTCTATACAAAGAACAGAAATTAAGGTCAGAGATGAAAATGGGAAATGGGCTAAGATAGTAAGCGACTATCCTAAATCTGACGCAGGATTAAGAGATATAATTATTCCAGATAAAGCTGTAAATACTGTTAAGGCAATTCGCAGATTAAATCCTTTTGGAACTTATATGTTTGAAGAAAAGGGAGAGCGTATAAAGGAACAAGCATTTAACAGAAAGTTGCATAAGATATGTAAGGCACTGGACATTAATTATCGTTCCACACACAAAGTCCGCCGGGCATACAGTGTTGCGTTGTATGATAATTGCGTGAGCGACACTGTTATAACAGAAATGATGGGGCATACAAGCATTGAGACAACAAGAAAATATTACATTTACAGTAATAAGACTGATAGAACTAAGATTGAGCAAGTTAATAATGCTATCAATTATTAGGATTTTGATTACAAAGTAATCAAAGTAATCAAGGTACAAAGCTGTGAATCCAGTAATAGAGCGGAATAAGGGAGTGGTCAATGCAGTTCGATTCTCTCATCCCCTGCTATTTTTTCAAGGAGAAGAAACACTGCAAACCCGCATAAACACTGAATGAAAGGAGATTTTTTGAACATCGTCTTTTTGCAGGAAAATAAAGAGGTAATCAAGAAAGTAATCATAGAAGTTTAGCAAACGCCGTAATGGCGTTATTTTTTTGCTTATTTTTGGCGGATAACTGTCGGAAACATGACGGTTAATCCGTCTTTTTTTGTGTAAAAATTAAGTCAGAAAGAGAGGTAATGTGCATGTTTTCAGACGAAGTTAGAGAAAAAATCTTGTGCAAAGAAGAATTGCAGAAACTTGACTTAGTAACATTATCTCTTGTTATCCACGCAATTGAAGAAGTCTTGGAGGAGGTAGAAGATGATAAACAATCCTTATCAGACAACACCTATGATGAATAATAATTATATGCCTATGCAGAATCCATATGCGGATAGAATGAACTTTTTGCAAAGTTATCAGCAGAGTTTACAACAGCCAGTGGCAGGGACACAAATGTCCTTAGCAAATCAACAACCTATGCCGCAGCAGATAGCAGGCATTAATGGAAGAATAGTACAGGCAGTTGAAAATATTAACGCTAATGAAGTACCTATGGATGGCAGTATGGCTTTTTTCCCGAAACAGGATATGTCGGAGATTTATGTCAAGGGTTGGAATGCCGACGGAACAATTAGAACGATTGTGTATAAGCCTTATACAGCCCCAAAAGATAATCAGACAGTAAATTCTATGTCTAACGCAGAAAACGCTAAATTTACCCTATCAGACGAAAGCACACAGCTATTCTTAAATAAGTTTGAAGAGTTATCGGAGAAAATAGGGCAGTTGGAAGATAGATTTGATAAATCTTTAGGAACACAAAGAAAAACTTCAAGAACTCAAAGTAAAGGCGGTGATGAAGAATGAACCCAATTAACATTTTTCAGATGATGAAAGCTGGTCCGCAACAGTTTATACAGCAGATGATGGGAAATAATCAGATTATGAGCAATCCTATGATGAAAAACACTATGCAGATGGCGCAGCAGGGCAATATGCAAGGCATAGAGCAGATGGCTAGAAATTTATGCAAGGAAAAGGGGTTAAATGCAGATGATGTATTTAATCAGATAAAAAGCAGATTTGGTAATTAGCAGCATATTAGATGTCTTTGCAAACTACCTAGGTGACATCTTTATGAATATATTTTTAGGAGGTAACAATATGTTTTCAAACTCAAATTGTGCCAGCGTACCATTAGTCGCTAATATTGACGGCAACGGCAATAACGGCGGATGGGCTGACGGCGGATGGCTTTGGATAATCGTTGTATTCGCATTACTCTTTGGATGGGGTAATGGTGGATTTGGCGGTTTTGGTGGCAACAATGGCGGTGGCTATGTTGCAACAGCTGCTACACAGGCTGATATTCAGAGAGGATTTGATAATTCAGCAGTTATCAGCAAGTTAGATGGCATTTCCAACGGACTTTGTGATGGCTTCTATGCCATGAACAACAGTATGCTCACAGGTTTCAATGGTATTAACACAAATATCATGCAGACTGGTTATGGCATCCAGCAGGCTATTAACGCTGATACAGTCGCTAATATGCAGAATACAAACGCATTACAGGCACAGCTTGCTAACTGTTGCTGCGAGACAAGAGAAGCTATTCAAGGCGTAAACTACAACATGGCAACTAACACTTGTGCTTTACAGAACACAATGTGCAACAACACAAGAGATATTATCGACAGCCAGCAGGCAGGAACGAGAGCTATCCTTGATTTCTTAACAAATGATAAGATAGCAACACTTACAGCAGAGAACAACGATTTGCGCAGAGCCGCTTCACAGGATAGACAGAACGCACTTCTTACAACTCAGATGGCAGCTCAGACACAGCAGATTATCAACTCTGTAAATCCTGCAGCTATTCCAGCTTATGTTGTGCCTAATCCTAATGCTTATGCTTATGGCTGTGGTTGCAATACAGGCTGTGGCTGCTAAAACTAAATAATTGAGTATCTTAATTGAGTTTAACTCGATTATGTCTGCTATGCAGTATTACTTGCAAACACAAAGGGCAGACTATAATGTTTGCCCTTATTTTTATGAAAGAGAGGTAAAGATAATGGAAATAACAGGAATTGCATTACAAACAGTTGCCGCCGGAGAAGATGTTGCATTTACAGAAACACCAGTATGCGGAACTAAATGTATAGTCCACAGACAAGGAAGCGGAATTATCAAGTTAAGAGGTATTACAAATCAGTGCAAGGCAAGATTTTTAGTATCTTATAGTGGTAACATTCAGATACCTACAGGCGGTACAGTTGGAGCTATATCACTTGCCATTGCAGTAGACGGAGAGCCTTTACAGTCAACACGAATGATTGTAACACCGGCAGCAGTACAAAATTTATTTAACGTTTCAGCTCAGGCATACGTTGATGTACCTTGTGGCTGTTGCAGTACTGTAGCGGTGCAGAATATATCTACACAGGCCATTGAAGTGCAGAACAGTAATTTGATTGCGGTAAGGGAGGCTTGATATTATGCATAAATGGGCTAAACAAATTATGGAATGTGTCAAGGCTAAAGTTGAAGCAATCGGATTAGATAGCTTTGAGGGGCAGAACCTTGACGATTTAAAGGACTTTACAGAAATAGCGAAGAACATAGCTTGTTTTGACAAAGATTACAGAATTGTTGAAGCTATGGAAAAGTCAGAAGATAATGAGGATATTATGCGTATGCTTGAACAGTACGAAGATTATCCGGACAGAAGATACTACGACCACTACCGCTATGCAAATGGCAGATTTGCCCCAAAAGGCAAAGGAACATACCGCAGAGGATATGAAGAACCGCCTTATATGCACATGTACCCAGAAGCAGAGCATATGAGGGATATGGATAGAGATTATGGCAAGATGTACTATACAGAGCCAATGTCTGAAAGTAATTACGACAGGGCAAAGAGAAACTACACAGAAACTAAGGAAATGCACAAGAATAACACGCCAGAAGATAAGGAACACAAGATGAAGTCACTTGACAGCTATACTAAGGAACTTGCAAGCGATATTACAGGTATGGTGGCTGATATGTCAGCAGAAGAGAAGAACTTGCTTAGAACAAAGTTAAGCACTCTTGTATCTAAGATATGATTTTAAGGGCTATGAGTAGCAATATTCATAGCCTGTTTTATTCAGAAAGGAGCATACAGATGATTTTTACAATCAATGGTACAATGTGGCAAGTACAATATAAAAATTCAAATTCGGGTGAATTAAAGCGGTCAGACAACGTTTCTGTGCTGGGTGTAACTGATAGAAATACACATACAATTTATCTGTCAAACGCCTTGCGTGGATTTATGCAACGCAAAGTGCTTATACACGAAGTATGCCACGCAATCTGTATGTCCTATGATGTGTATTTGCCTATCGAACAGGAAGAAATATTGTGTGATTTTGTAGCAACTTATGGCGATGAAGTATTTGATATTGTTGATATGGTTTTAGGGGCAGTTAGGAGAGTGGGATGATGAGTATTGATGAGCTGTTAAAGATAATTCAAAAGACTAATCCGACTATGACTAAGGAAATATTAATATATGAGCTTAGTCAATGCCGGTATTCAAGTAAAGCATTGATTTATACAGAAAAATGTTGTATTGACAGTAATGCTTAAAAATGCTATTATTTAATAGATGTAAACAATTGATAATTAATATATCATTTTACCTTAATAGAACCATAGTGGAAAGTTGCATTGATACATTTTTGTATAGGTGCAACTTATTTTATTTTAGAGGTTTTATTATGAGAGTTGTAAGATTAAAAATGTATCAAGAAATGGCTAGATTCAATAATCCATCAGCGCCAAAAGGTGCAGATTGCTACCCTTTGCCACCATTTAGCACAGTTAATGGGTTTATTCATTCAATGTGTCAATGGAAAAGGTATCATAAATTAGATTATTTTGTTACTGGCAAAGGAATTTATAATACTAAGGTGCAAAAAGAATGGTACGGTGGCTATAATTTCAACAAAATTAGCAATGAAATGCTTAATCGTTGGGATGTCACAACAGATTATGCAGACGGAAGCCATACCGGCTGGGTTAGTACAGTTAAATATCATCTAATGCTAGTTGATTTATATACAACTATATACATCAAAGCTGATGATAGTGACATAGATGATATATACCATGCTTTACTAAATCCGCCGGTATATCCATCATTGGGCGAATATGGTGATTTGTGCAAGATTGAAGCAGTAGATATTATAGAGCTCAAGGAGCTTGATAAATGTGTACCAGCTCCACTTGCTATGCAATCTTATATTCCTGTTAATAAAGGCAATTTCGCAGGAACTATATATAGAATTAATAACAAATATGAAATTATCAAAGGTTTTAGGCGATTCCAGAAAGTTTCTTGCTATTTAGTGGATAAAGGACAAGAAGTTGTGAGCAATCTTTTTGATGATGATAAGCCAATTATTTTTATAAACTAATTTAAAACCCACGGAATATAGGTAAAATTTTTCTTTACCCCCGTGGGTTGACTTTTTGTATTCACAATTTCAATTTTAAAAAATCTCAAAATTTGGTTCAGATTTTGTTTAAATCTTACTTAAAAAATTGAAAAAATTTCTCATAAAATATAATGTGAAATTTTTGAAACCCCCCGTCATATGCAATTTTGAAATCCAAAAATCGGTTGAAAAATTATACCCGATTTTGACCTCGATTTTGTTCAGATTTGCCTTGAAAAATTGGCGAAAAACTTTAAGACTTTAACAAGCTAAAGTGTGTAGCTGATTCTGTGCGGCTGTTGGTGTGCCTTACGATTTCGGCGTTGTGGCTTTGTGATTTGCCCTATGCGGCGGTTTTATTGCGTAAGTGTAGACTTATAAGCCTATAAAGTAAAAACAGCCTTAAAACGCTTTTAAATGCGTTGTACAAAATGGGTATAATATACCCTTGCAAGTTGTAGAAGTGTCGCCCCGATTGGGCGCACTTGTACACCTAAAAAGGCACAAAAAGCCTTATATATAAGCATAGCATTATTATATTAATTTTTCAAGGTGCTAATGCTTGCGGCTGGAATCGAACCAGCCAAACCCAAACAAGCCAAAAAGGGCGCAACTTGTACGCCCCCGCAATTATTCTATGTAAATATCAAATTTTTGTTCGTTGTACGATTCGCCAATATCCGCCGTTTGCACCCAAGCCTGCGCGTCAAATGCCAATTCCCACGCAACACCGTTTTCAATTAAAAAATCGTAAATCTGGAAAGGGCTACGGCAGAATCTTTTTGTGCGTTCAAATACAACAAGCGCCTTGAATCCGTTTGTAAAATCCATAATATACCCCCTTCTGTTAATATCCTAACCACGCGTACAGCTGCGACCTGCTCCAGCCTGTCACATCTTCCACAATTTCGAATTTTTCATGGAACGCAAACAAACAATCTGCGAAAATGCGCCCGTCTTTGGTGTAATATGGCGTGCTGTGCGCGTCCAAAATCTTCTTAATTCCACTAATTTCCATATAATTTAAAACCTCCATATTCTTAATATTGTCCCTTACAGGACGAAAGCAAGCCGGGGAATCGAACCCCGGAAGTGCCAGCCTTGCTAATTATGCTAAGAGCTGCAAAAGCTCCGCGCGTTTAGTCTGTATCAATTCCTTTGCTTTCATAAAATCAACCGCACCGCCTGTCATATATTCGATATACTTCGCAGCGCTGATATATGCGTCAAATTCTGCCTTGTATGCTTCATCGAAGGCATTTTCTAATTCTTCGCTTTCTGGCTGTTCTGTCCATCTGCTTTCTGCTTCGTCTGCGACTTTTTCCAGTTGTTCCAACTTCTTAATCTTTTCAAGTAAAATCTTCATAATTCATGCCTCCTTATTAATATGTTCAATCTTGAATCTGTCGCGTGTATCTTTCGGAATAACTAAATTAACAAAATCTTCCGCCAAAACTAAGGTATCAAATTGTGCCACAATTTTTTCTTTAGGACTTTCAAATTCACTGAAATATTGTGTTTCTATAACTTGCCAATTCATATTTACCCCTCTTTATAATCTAATCATTAAGCCTAAATCATTGCTGTTTTTGGCTCTAATAATATAAAAATCTTTAACTACATCATTAAAATACTTCTTGGAAGCTGTAAACATCTTGCCGCTTCCCTCATATTCTATACGCTCAATCTTTCCGTTTTTGTGAACCTCGAAAAAATCGCAATGCATTGTGATAAACAACTCTTCAAATCTCATAACCTTGTACCATTTCGCCGACTGTGATATAATCGGCTTACCTTTCTTTTTGATTGGTGGCGGTTGTAAACTTTGGTAGAGTGGCAACCGCCTTTTTTTATTTGCAAGATTATAATAACATATACATTACATAAATGCAATACATAAATTAAAAAATATTGCAATATTATTATATTATGTAATATCTTTATTATTGTAATTAATAAATGTAATTCACGATTGACATTTTAACACAATTAATATATAGTTATGTAAGGCAATATTATTTATATACATATTGCAATAGATTATATTAATAAGGAGACATAAATATATGGACGATATGAAAGCATTAGAAAACTATAAAAGGCGTGTAAAAGCACAAAACGAAAGAATAAAGGAAAGCTACGACCGCATAAGCGTAACACTTCCAAAGGGTACAAAGGAACGCATACAGGCGCAAGGCTTAACAATTAACGGATTTGTCAATGAATTAGTGCTTGCAGAGCTGGAACGCTTGGAAGCTCCGACAGCTCCAACAAATAACGGCGACAGCTCCGAAAAGTGCCCATTTTAATTTTAAAAAATATGCAATTATGTATTGCATTTATGTATTGCTTATGATATTATAATTATACAAATTAAGAAAGGGCAGCCGCAAAGGCTGAAAGGTGCAGAATATGAGATTATTTTTAGCAATCAAGAAAGATGAGCAGAAAAGAGAATACATAAGCGCAGTTATTAACTCAAAAAGTTATCCAAGTACATATGCAACGGATAACAGAGGTGCGCGAATCGTGGAATTGCCAGAGATTAAAGAGGGCGAAGAAGTGGCAAGTTGCCATATATATTTATAAAAAAGGTTAAAAGGTGGAAAAGATGGAAAGAGACGACTTTAAAAAAATAATTAAATTAAGGTGTGGCTTAAAGGATAAAAAAGCTAGTAATAGTATTAAAACGCCTTATGATGGTTATTTAAAAGAATATATTACAAAGCTTGTTAAATCACAAATGGAGATTGACAGCCTTGGTATTATGTTAAATGGAAATTTATGTTTGGCATATGGCGGTGGTTGGAATGTTGAAGAACAGCGTACCGACGACTATGCGCTTATATCTGGCGATTATTACAACGAAACCTGTTCAACCGAAGAAATGAAGCAGCGAATAGCTGTTTTAGCGGCTGAAATAGTAGACGATTAAAGAAAGAAGATAATATGATTTAGGCGGTGTATATTGTTATACATCGCTTTTTAATGCCTATTGATTAATTATATTTATTGTGTTATTATGCTAATAATTAAATATAAGATTTACACCCGATAATTATATAATAGTTATTGGGTGTTTTTTATTTGCATTAAATATAATTAGCTGGAGCAGATCTAGCAGAAAGGAGAACAAACACATGGAGAAAGTACAGGAAGCACCAGAAAGTCAAGAGATTTTCGAAAATGAAATTGATATGTATTTTAAAAGATTTTGTGCAGAAGAAAACGTTGAAGATATGGCAGCGGCTCCGCAATCCCTTTTTTATGCCGCTTTAATTTATGTATATAATAATACTTTTAAGGGTACTAATAGACTAAAATTAAAGGGTAAATTACAGGGATATAATAATAATAATTATAATAATCAATATAGTAATATAAATAATAGTAATTGTAATAGTTATAATTATGAGTACTTAAATTATATAGCAGATTATTATATATAT